TTAAAATACAAAACGCCCGATGAAGTTCATCAGGCGTTTTAAGGCTGAAAAGTGTCAACCTATATCAGGACTAGTCAATCACATTCTGTTTGTATACGACAACACTAATATCATGTTGAAGGATTAGCCGCTGCCTAATCAACGGATGACTCGTCTTTTACAGACCGACCTCAGTCAAGGTGCCTACGCGGGTCTCATCTGGATTTAAAGAGCGGGGAGCACAAGCTTCTTGCTGCAAATGAGCCTGTACATTAATTTTTAAAATCCCCTTTTTGGTTGTTTGCTGACCCCATCCCCTCTTTTCGTCAAGCTCCGTCCGGCACTTATTCATAAATTTTAAGGAAGCTATATGCAGATAACACCGCTACAGGTGCTGTGCCTTGCCGGGAGTTTGTTCACTTTTATGCCATCGGTACAGGCAGGTGAAAAAGATGAGTTGGCTTTGGCCATCAAGCAACTTGAGCAGTTGCAAGCCAACCTAGAACGCGCCCGTGTTATTGCCGCTCAGGACGATAAATCTGGGCGTTTCTTATTTGATTATTTGCGTGCGGAGCGGGATATCAATGCGGTTCGGCAGGGGATTGAGTTTTATCTCGAGCCCTCTCGCGCCCAGCCCACAAGACTATCAGTCTCTGGGCAATATCGTCATGAACGTAAGCAATGAACGACGCACAAACCCGCGCGTTTAAAGCGGCCGCAAGCAATATTGAGCCCAGTGTATTGAACTCGTTGTTTATCGGTTCGCTGGTGGCTGTTCTTATGCTCTGGGCTGGCTGGGGATTAGTTCATGTTTACCGAGGTTATGCTCTTAGACAAATTAAAGAACAAACCGTCATGCGCTTTGTTTTGCGGACCCTTCTGTTACTGCTCATCACGACTTACTTGTTTGCCAATTAATTATCTCATTCACATTATGGTTTTTATGGAGATGCCATGAAATTTCAGTCTTTTTTCTCTCAAGTGGGTATGAACATGGATCGCCTGCGGTGCGGTATCTCTTATCTGAGTCTCCTTGTATTGACCAACATCTCTAGCGCTCAGGCAGGACTGCCTGTCGTAGAAGGCCCGAAATCCAGTGCTGACAAGACCTTTTACGGACAGATCTCCGGTTACATCAATGATGGGATCGTTTTGGGCGGCCTGATCTTGTCCGCGGTGGCGTTGTTGACTGTCGCTAACGCCATTATCGCAACTTTTGCTGAAGTGCGAGACGGCAGAAGTACGTGGGCCAAATTTGGCATGTTGGTGGTCGTGGGTATTGTTCTGGTCGTGACTGTTATCTGGCTGGCGGCAAAAGCGGCCACGGTACTTTTGGGATAACAAGGCAGGGACGGTATGGAGACCATTACGTTTTTACCTGATCGGTTGAATGCGGAGCCGGTGGTGTTCAAAGGATTCACGACGCCTGAATTATTTGTCACGGCGTTATTCGGTTTTTTAAGCGGCTTGCTGGTCGCGATGCCTTTAGTGTTTTTAATCGGTTGGCTGGTGGTTCCGACCGTCAGTTTGCTGATGCCGCTGCTGGTGATTATTTTGGGCGGTAAATTGATGGCTAGGTTCAAACGCGGTAAGCCAGAAAACTATCTCTATCGGCGGTTAGATCTGTGGTTAAGCCAGCAAGGGATGGGTCATGCCCGATGGATTCACCATAGCCAGCGCTGGGCATTGCGCCGTTCCCGACAGGTGATTCGTCCTCAGGAGGCGCATGATGAGTAAATACAGAAGTGCTCTGAATACTCGCGACCACCACCTCTCCACGCTACGCGGCGTCTGTGGTGTATTGCTGATTTTATTGATGATTGCTTTGATTGGTTGGTCATTATCACCCCGCAATCTGACAGTTCATAATCCTCCTGATTTACGCTCTGGTTCAACCCGCGCCTGGTGGGAAATCCCACCGTCCACGATCTACAGCTTCGCTTTCTATATTTTCCAGCAACTCAATTCTTGGCCTAAAAATGGCGAAACAGATTACCCATACCGCATTTCCACCCTTACACCGTACTTGACTCCCGCTTGTCTGGAGTGGCTTAACCATGACGCGAAACAACGAAAAGGCCGAGGGGAGTTAAAAGAGCGGGTACGCGGGGTTTCCGAGGTACCGGGACGGGGCTACAAGGATGAGAGTGTCACCGTCGAATCTCGAGATAGTTGGATTGCCCGATTGGATCTGGTGGCCGATGAGTATTACCACACTGAACCGGTCAAACGTGTTCTTGTGCGATATCCCTTGAAAATTGTGCGTTGGGATCAGAATCCTGAAGCCAACCCTTTTGGTTTGGCGCTGGATTGCTATGCCGATGTTCCGCAGCGTTTGGAGGCCGCACGGGTGGCTCCGGTTGAGAAAAAAGGATTATTCTGATGAGTTTGACACATCATCATTACCTGCCGCGCTACCTGATAATATTGGGGATGGTCGGCGTCATCGGTTTATCGCGACCAGCCAATGCGACTGAACTAATGAAGTGGGAACGGATCCCGCTACAGATCCCGCTGAATGTCGATCAGGAGCGCATTATCTTTGTAGATAAGAACGTACGCGTTGGTTTTCCACCTGAGCTGAATGGCAAACTCAGGGTACAAAGCAGCGGTGGTGCTGTTTATTTGAGGCCCAGTAGCGCTTTTGGTTCGACGCGTCTGCACTTACAGAATATCAAAAATGGTGAGCTGATCCTGCTGGATATCAGTGCGACTTCCAGTAAACGGCGGCTGGAGCCGGTAAAATTGGTTTATCAGGGCGAGGTATATAGCGCGACGACCAGTGATAATAGCACTGCGAATGAGAGCCATGGTGAAGGCGTCGAGCCAAAAATCACCATACCACTGCCCATGGCGCTGACACGCTATGCCGCGCAAAACCTGTATGCTCCGCTGCGTACACTGGAACCCCTGTCTGGGGTGTACGCCATTTCTCATGCCCTGCCATCAACGATAACCACATTATTGCCGTCAGAACCGGTGACGGTGCGCCCGCTAGCCGCCTGGGGTGTACAGGGTTACAACCTGGTTACACTGAAAATCAGTAATCAACGGGCCGGTAAAGTCGTGCTCGATCCGCGCCATCTTCGGGGAACTTTTTACAGTGCCACCTTTCAGCATCGTTGGCTGGGGGCTGCGGGGACGCCAGAAGATACCACGATGTTGTATTTGGTGATGAAAGGACGACCGGATACCGCGTTTTTGCCGGAGCCTGTTGCCCCCGCGCTGCACGGAAAAGTGAAGGCGAAAGCGGGAGTGCGTATTAATGCAAATTAAGTCGAACACCCTGTTAAAAATATTGGTGCCGATGGCGCTGTTTGGGTCGATAGGGATTGGCGTGAAGTCTTGTGCTGAAGGTGACTATCCTGGGGTAATAAGTGGTAAATCCACGGCGATTAATGACCTGACGGCTGAGGAATTGCAAATATTGGGTATTGAGGGGGATACCTCAGAAGATACGCTGCGAACCTTGGTCGGGCGTCTCAAAATGATCCAAAACCAGCAGGATTCACTGGAACGATCAAACCTGACGTTAGCGGAGGAGAACACCAAACTTAAAGACTCTGGCGAAAATGTGGATCTGCGTATTCAGGAAGCCATTCAATCAGCAAAAAAAGAGGAGGAACAATTTCAGCAGCAGCTTCAGGCCGATCAGCAACGTCTGGAAGATTTACTGGAAAGCCTCGAAAACAGATTGTCCTCTGCCGCCGGTGGTGATTTGCCGATTGGTTTGGGCGCGGAGGAGATCCCAGGCGGCGACTTGTCGGGCAATAGTCTGGTGTGGATTGAACCACTGGATGGGAGGCAACTTGACCCTAACGGTAAATCTATTATGGGTGCTGCCGGTGTTGCTCCTACAGGGGCTGGCAGTTTTCAGTTCCCAGGCGCATTCGGCAATTTGGATGACAATGAAATCAGTCGGCAAAAGGCCAAACTGGACAGGGTGGCAAAGAATCAACATAGCATCGAAGAGACAGGGAAGCCGGTGTACACCCTTCCTGAAAATGCGACGCTGATTGGTAGCTACGGCATGACGGCACTTTTGGGCCGCGTTCCTGTTGATGGAAAAGTCACGGATCCCTATCCTTTCAAAATACTTATTGGCAAAGAAAATCTAACCGCCAATGGCATTGAATTACCTGATATCGAGGGCGCGATTGTCTCTGGTGTGGCAACCGGTGATTGGGTTCTCTCTTGTGTACGCGGTGAGGTCACCAGTATGACCTTTGTCTTTACTGACGGCACGGTTCGCACTGTGCCTCAATCAGCCAAATCCAGTGATGGCAGCAATGGCAAGGCCAACAACAACGGTGGCAGTATCGGTTGGCTCTCTGACGAACACGGCATTCCTTGCCTGTCTGGCGAACGTAAATCTAATGCTGCGACCTATCTCCCAACGTTATTTGCACTCTCTGGTGCAGGCGCGGCAGCAGATGCGATGGCGAATAGCCAGAGCACCACCACTGGCACTGGCGGTGCATCTATCACGAGTATCTTTACCGGCAATCAAGGACAGGCCGCATTAGGCAAGGCATTGTCCGGTGGGGCGAGTGAACTGGCTGATTGGGTGAAGGTGCGTTATGGCCAGATGTTTGATGCTGTTTATGTGCCGCCCGGTGCTCAGGTTGCCGTCCATATTACCCGTATGATCCCCATCGACTACGAAGATAAAGGCCGTAAGGTCAAATACGATTTTGATATCAACCAGCAGCATGAACTGGATTAAGGAAGCTCCATGAGCCAAAGAGTGACAGCGCTGGTTGTGGTATTCATTGCGGCCAGTTTGGCCGGATGCAGTACATCCAAAGAGAAGATATTACCTGCGGGTGATTCAACCATGTTGACGTTGTGGCAGAACAAAGCGGCTTTTAGGCAGACAGCGACCCAGTCTAAAATGGCACTGCGCCGTACGTTAACTGACTCAAATAGTGTTTCTCATCAGGCAATTGAAGAGAGTTATACCCGAACAGCGGAAAACGAAATTCAGCAACTTTTCCCCCGCCTGCCTAACCCCGATATGGTTATTTATATTTATCCTCATCTGTCCGGTAGCGAACCTGTTCCTGTCCCCGGTTACAGCTCAGTTTTTCCATTTTATAGCCGGGTGCAATATGCCTTGCCGAATGAACGGTTGGAGGCATTGTGATGTTCACTCTGTTTAATAAGAAAAAAATCGGCCAGCAGAAAGCGTTATTAAATGACGCCAGCGGCACAGAACAACAGATTACACCTCTGCCTCGTAACCCCATGATCAAACAGGGTAAGCTGACAAACGCGGATGAAAAGGCCCTATACCCGACGAATCCTTCCTTTATTGATTACCTGCCGTGGGCTGAATATCTGCCAGCGAGTCAGAGCATTTTGCTTGATGATGGTGTGTCCGTTGGCGCAGTGTTTGAAATCATACCGGTGGGAACGGAGGGCAGAACACCCGAACGCCTGGAAGAGATCCGCGACATCGTGGAGGATGCTTTACAGGACAGCTTTGACGAGCGTGACTCGCACCCCTGGGTTATTCAGTTTTTCTGTCAGGATGAAACAGATGTCACCGAATATATCGATCACCTTCGCGATTATATCAAACCCTGGGCGCAGGGCACAGCGTTTACGGATGCTTATCTGCAAGAAATGAACAGGCACATGCAAGGGATCGCGCTGCCTAAAGGGCTGTTCATTGATAAGGCGATCACCGGTGCGCCGTGGCGTGGTCAGCGCCGACGTACCCGGATGGTGGTTTATCGCTATGTGAACGCCACAGTGCGAGAGTCTTACCAGCCTATTGAAGCCTTGGATCAGGTCTGCGAACGGTTGTCGTCAGCACTGGCTGGTGCCGGAGTGCTGACCGTGCGGCAGAATGGCCAACAGATCCACGCCTGGATTCTGCGTTGGTTTAATCCTCATCCTGATTGGGTTGAAAAAGAGACGTTGTATCGAGCTGCTGCGCACAGTGATACCGCTGAGGGGGCGTTGCCGGTCGAAAATGACTTCAGTGAAACCCTGCTGTTTATGCCTCCTCGTTCGGACACAGAGAACGGCGTGTGGTGGTTTGATGAGCAACCGCATCGGGCAGTCACCGTTGATCGGCTACGCCGTGCGCCGACGGTGGGGCATCTGACCGGGGAAACCCACAAAGGTGAAAACATCAATGCGTTGATGGATTTATTGCCTGAGGGAACGGTCATTTCATTCACTCTGGTGGTACAACCGCAAGACGTTCTGGAGGAGCGATTTAATCATCTGGCTAAAAATGCGATGGGTGAAAATACCGAATCTGAGCGGGTAAGAGAAGATGCCGAGACCGCCAGGAGCTATCTCGGCGAACGGCATAAATTGTACCGGGCCAGCATGACCTTCTATCTCACGGCCCCTACCTTAAAAATGCTTAACCTTCGTCAACGTGATCTGGCGGCAGTGTTACTGAACGCCGGTCTTCAGCCGGTAAAACAGGAATACGATCTTGCGCCGCTCAACAGCTATTTGCGGTCACTGCCGATGTGCTTCAATCCTGCGCTTGATAAAAAACACTGGTACACCCGCCTGACCTTTGTTCAGCATATGGTGAATCTACTGCCGGTGTTTGGGCGCGATACTGGCACCGGCCATCCGGGATTTACCTTTTTCAACCGTGGCGGCGCACCGCTGACGTTTGATCCACTTAACAGTGCGGATAGAGCGAAAAATGCCCATATGGTGGTGTTTGGCCCTACCGGTTCGGGTAAATCTGCCACGCTGAACAGCTTATTCGCCCAGCTTATGGCCATTCATCGCCCCCGCTTGTTTATTGCTGAAGCCGGTAATAGCTTTGGTTTATTTGTCGATTACGCTGCTGAACTGGCACTGACCGTCAATAAAGTGAGTATCAAGCCAGGATGTGGTATCTCACTCGCGCCCTTTGCCGATGCTTGGCGCTTGATTGAGGCCGATGTTGAACTGGGCGATGAAATGGAACTGAATGATCGCATTGAGATGGATGACCATGACGACAGTGATGACGAGGATGAGCGCGATATTCTGGGTGAATTGGAGATCGTTGCGCGCCTGATGATTACCGGAGGCGAGGAGAAAGAAGAGGCAAAATTAGAGCGAGCTGACCGGGGCATGATGCGTGAAGCCATTCTTGTTGCTGCGAGGGCGGCGTATAACGAAGGGCGTCAGATGATCACTGAAGATTTACAGGCCGCGCTCTATGCTTTCGCCCATGATAAAACCAGGCCGGAAGTGCGTCGGGCGCGGGCCTATAATATGGGTGAATCGTTGGATGTCTTTATGCAGGGTTTTTTAGGGGAATTATTCAACCGCCCTGGCCAAAACTGGCCCGAAGCTGATGTGACTTTGATTGATCTGGGGACGCTGGCGCGTGAGGGCTATGAAGCCCCTCTGGCGGTGGCCTACACCTCTTTAGTGAATACCATCAATAACATCGCCGAACGTGATCAGTTTCTTGATCGAGAAATCGTGTTTGCGACCGATGAAGCCCACATGATAACGACTAACCCGCTATTGGCTCCGTTCGTGGTGAAAATCGTCAAAATGTGGCGCAAACTCGGTGCCTGGTTATGGCTGGCAACACAGAACCTGGAAGATTTTCCGTCAACGTCGAAAAAGATGCTGAACATGATTGAATGGTGGTTATGTCTGGTGATGCCGCCAGAGGAAGTTGAAGAGATAGCGCGGTTCAAGAAGTTAACGACAGAACAGAAGGCCATGTTGTTCTCAGCGACCAAAGCCCAGCGTTGCTATACCGAGGGCGTGGTATTGGCCAGCCGTATCGAGGCATTATTCCGTGCTGTCCCTCCCAGCCTGTTTCTTGCTTTGGGGATGACCGAGAAAGAAGAAAAGGCAGCACGAAAAGCGTTAATGAACGAGTATGATATCAGTGAATTGGCCGCGGCCAAGTTGGTTGCCCATAAATTGGATATGGCGCGGGGGATTAGGCTGGAGCGGGCAGAATGAGGCTTGTTAATCAATCGGGAACAGGTCAGACATACAGATTAACCGACCCGTTACTGATACCAAACTGCATTGTCATCGCGACTAGCTTTTTTTAGATCTTACTGAAAATTATATTTCAAGGTAGAGTACTAGGACACCGACCTAGCCAAAAAATGGGCTTTGAAGCTATGATCTTACCTCTTATCGATCTGTTTAGAACTCCATATACTGATAGTTACATGAACTCCTGTTTGACATCCCCATATCAGGCAGCAGTTCATGCTGCCAAAACTGCGGGTACAGACCAAGGATTAACTTTCCATATCGAAGACGCTATAAAGCAACACCCTTCGTGGTTGTCTTACATGCCAGAAACTACACCTAAGCCGATTGCGGAATATCAAGGAGATACTTATTGCGGTGATCTAAACGCAGTATCAGAAGCAATTCGCTTAAGTGGTAGGCCGGTGATGCCAGGTCAATATCTGTTTCATGGTGGAAAGTGGCCCGCTGAATATCAACACGGCGCGATGTTTGAAACCACTCGGCCATTGTCAACAACATTATGCCCAAATATCGCGATGGGAGTTCCACAGTGGCATGGTAGGGCATATCGTAATAATGCAATTGATCTGTTTGTTCTTCGGGTTAGTGAGCCACGTACAAGAGGTTTTTTCTTTAATAGTGAAGATATAGATACAGGGCAGGAGAAAGAACTGGTTTTTGAACAAGGGGCAAAACTAACACTTATAAGCTGCGAGGATATCAAAACAATCCCTGTTGCCGATTTTGATCTTAGTCGCTCAGTACAAAACATCAAAGACGTACCTGTTCGAGTTTTAGCTATCGAATTATCCTGATTCCGAAATATAGGCCGGGGAACTGCTGAGGGATCCCCAGTAAATCAGCGCTAATATACCAACACCATACTTCGGTAGGTTTTGGCGAGGTGGTTAAGAACGGCATTAATTCACTATTATCCCGATATCCACTGGGTCAGGTCGAGCCCCTCAACCCGCTGCCAGTCAATGCCTTTCATCAACCAGTCAGCCTGTTCCGGTGAGAGTAGCCACGCGACATCACCTTGTCTGGGCCAGATAAAATGGCCCTGATGAAGGCGGCGAAGACACAGCCAGACCCCGTGTTTGTCCCAACGCAGAACTTTGATACGCGAACGCGCCTTGTTGCAAAAGACAAAGGCGGCTTCGCCTTGCCAGGGCTGATGCAGATGGTCGGTAATGTATTGCGTCAGAGTGTCGATACCGCGACGCATATCGACCGGCTCGCGTGCCAACCAGATGTGTTGTGGCGTCAACATAGGGACAAGGCCTGCATCACAGCGCGTAACTGAGCAGGAAGACAACTGACCGAACAGCCATTGGGGAGGTTGAGGGTCACTGCCTCGGTACCGTTATTGTCTGGTATTACCCGGCGAGCGGGGATAAACGCAGGGGGAATGGCAACGGTGGTGTCATCTTGATGATGTTTAAGCCAATAATAAAAGGTGGCCTGATTCACATCATGTTGCTGACAATACTGCTTTTTACTCAATCCACTCTGTTGCCAGGCATCGAGATGGTGCTGTCGTTCACTGCGAGAATACCGCGTCGTCATATTTCACCTCAGGTTGGTTGTGTTGACTGAGGCCAGAGTGTGATAACGGAAGTGGGATAACAATATGAGACCACCGTTCGCTTACTAATTAATAGGGAAGCAGGTCATTGAGGTGTTTTTCGGGGCATAGATTAAACAGTGCTGGCAGCGCCAACACTGTTCATTGTTATGAGTCACTAAGAATGAGAAACAAAGGTAGATAGGGATTTGGCGAAAATAAACGGAATTTCGCGGATATAAAATCGAGGGATGGTGCGGCTTGTGGCGCTATGTTATAGATTAACCCTATAAAGAAAAATGAATTGTTCGAAATGAGAAAAAATTCTCTGGCACAGCTTTTGAGTCACTTATTCTAATAAAGAGAGGGATGCGCCAATCAACGTTTAAAACATTTTTAAATGGCCTTTACACAACGGGCTAACGCAGCCCCTCAACCGGCTTGCTTGTCACTTGCTTCGTGACCAGATGCTAACAACTGTTGCATTGCGATATCCGCTAAAATCTTTTGGCGATCCTTATTCGGCAGAGAGTCATATAGCATTCCCATAGCCATTGCATCATGAGATATACCAAGCCTTTCTGGAAGGTCATCTGGCAAAGGCAATTTAGATGGTGCTGATTGCCTTGCGGTTAGTGTTGAATGGAGCAGTACGCTCACACCGTGCCTAAATACACTAGTGATAACGGCTTCACGCTCATCTGGTGTCATGCGGTCTAATATCTCTTTCCAAACTTGCTGCTGTTCAGGAGTGGCATGTGACCCTGCTGATCGAGCCAAATCCTTGTTAGTCAAATTATCCGAATTATCGTCCGGAAAGCCTGAGGCCAACCAACCAATAGAGCAGCCACTAACATTGGCAATAACAACTAGCCGATCTAATGATGGGTAACTCTCTCCGTTCAAATAATTCCGTATAACCTTTTCTGACCAGCCACATAGCTTAGCGAACGCATTGTTAGACATACCATTCATGGCTATCTTCAGGCGCTCCCCAAACCGGTTTATTTGATCCTCACTAATAATCCGAACTGGTTTTTTCTCTTCTAAAGCGGTCTTTTCTATGTAACTCATTGTTTAAATTCCGAAATGAAGGGTGATTCAAATGGCCCGCTGGCTAGTCAAATAATCCGAATGGTGGCTTTACATTCGGATTATTTGACTATATGATTTACTCATACCGATAAGCGCTAGAGATTATCGGCACAGATAAACCTATGAGGATCACACAATGCAGACAAACAGACAAGACTGGCATCGCGCAGATATTCGCGCGGCGTTAGAAAAAAGTGGCACTAATCTACGAACCCTATCTGTTGCAGCAGGTCTGTCCAAAGACACTTTACGCAATGCCCTGGTACGCCCCTGGCCAAAAGGTGAGCGTTTAATCGCTCATGCCCTTGGTGTTAATCCAGAGGTTATCTGGCCAAGCCGCTATATAAAGCTGAACAACACAACTGATGTTCACACTTTTAACCACGCCTAATTGAACCCGTAAAACGACTTGATTTGTCGTGGAGTGTGAATAATGGATATTTGGGTCACAGCGCTAGAGTGTGTAGGGTTACCAGGCTTCCCCAGCATGCAGCATAATATTCGTGCCAATCTCGATAAATTAGCGGGAGAGCAACGGCGTAAGCGTGCCGGATCTAAAGCATTTGAGTATCACATCAATTGTCTGCCTCCCGTCGCTCGCGCCTCAGTCTTAAAAACCCAGGGCACGGTTGAAATCAACAATCAACATTTTGACATCATCAAGCGCCCGTCTGATGCCTATTGCCGCGCTACACTGTGGCAGCACTGGAATAACGCCAACAATAAACAGCGGGAAAAAGCACGCGAAAAATGCGAAGCCGTTATCGCGGTAGCCGGGTTAATTGATTCCAGCATCGATACGTTGACTGCATTTGATTCTGTCGGTGAAGCCCTCAATGTGTCCTCTGCCAACGTTCGGCGCTGGTATTACCTCGCCAAGCCGTTTGATCGCACTGACTGGCTGGCGGCCCTGGTCAGCAAACATGGCCAGTGCATGACAGCCCGTAAAATGAAAGAAGCCGAATGTGCTGCTGAGGCCTGGGATTTCTTTCTCGCCGATTTTCTGCGTCTGGAGCAACCGGCATTACGTACCTGTTACGCCCGGCTGGAAGAAGCTGCCGCCGCTCATAACTGGACAATACCGAGCCTGTCATCGCTACGGCGCAAGCTGGAGCGTGAGGTTCCGGCAGAGCAAGTCGTTTTGTTACGCGAAGGGCAACATGCCGTGATGCGTCTTTATCCTGCCCAAGAGCGCAGCGTGTTGGAACTGGATGCCATGGAGTGGATCAACGGCGATGGTTACCAACATAACGTGTTTGTTCGCTGGTTCAACGGCGAAATCATCCGGCCTAAAACATGGGTCTGGCAGGATATTCGTACCCGTAAGATTTTGGGCTACCGCACCGATGTTTCCGAGAACAGTGATTCTATTCGTCTGGCGTTGGCCGATGTGGTCGAGCAATACGGCATCCCCAAACATATCACCATCGATAACACCCGCGCCGCTGCCAACAAATGGATGACAGGTGGTGTGCCGAACCGTTACCGCTTCAAAGTTAAAGAAGATGACCCTAAGGGCATTATTCCGCTGCTGGGCATTCAACTGCACTGGACAAGTGTTTTGTTTGGTCAGGGCCACGGTCAGGCCAAGCCGATTGAACGTGCGTTCTCACATGGTGGATTAGGTGAAGTTGTCGATAAACACCCCTCACTGGCGGGCGCGTATACCGGTGCCAACCCCATGGCCAAGCCGGATAATTACGGTGAACGGGTGGTTGATGCCGAAGTCTTTTTAAAAGCACTGGCCGAGGGGATCGCCTTCTGGAATCGCCGCCCTAAGCGCGATACCGAAGTATGCCGTGGCATTCTCTCCTTTGATGCCGCCTTTGAGCAAAGCTATCAGGAAAGTACCGTGCGCAAAGCTACCGCAGAGCAACGGCACTTGCTGCTGCTGCCGTCTGAGGCAGTCACTGTGAATGATGGCACCTTTGTGCTGAAGGCTGGCGGGAAGCTACAGGGCCGTGATAACCGCTACTACAACGAACAGTTACTGGGTATCAAGCCCAATAAGGTGGTGGTGCGGTTTGACCCAGCACAATTACACGCCAGTGTGCTGTGTTACACCCTTGATGGGCGCTTCATTTGCGAAGCCATTTGTATTCAGAAAGCCGGGTTCGGTGACACGCAAGCCGCCCGTGAACATCACAGAAATAGAACTCGATTTGTTAAACGTACTAAAGAGGCAACAGTAGCACAGAGCCGCATGACTGCGCTGGAAGTTGCGGAGCTGATGCCAGATACCTTGCCACCGGAACCCCCTGAAAGCCGAGTTGTTGAAATCTATCGCCCTGTCGGTAATACCGTGCGGCGTGAACTGGTAGAGGAACAGTCTGATACCGACTATGACTATGCCTTTGAAAATGCGGTTGCTCAATTGCATGAGCAACAACAGAAAAACAGCCTGTAGGAGAATAATTATTATGACTAATGTAATGGATATAGCCCACGCCCAAACCGCAATGGCTGATGTTCGCGCTGAGATCCGCGGTATCGTTGAACGTGATGATGTGACCTATAGCACTATCGCCCGTGAAAGCGCTATTTCAGGCACCGCACTGTCGCAGTTTATGAGTGAAAGTTACCGGGGTGACAACAGTAAAATCGCCGGGCAACTCGCTATCTGGTTGGAAAATCGCAGCCGCCGCGCAAATGAAATGCCGGAAGCCCCTGATTTTGTGCAGACCAAAACAGCACGTCAGATATGGTCTGCGCTGCAATATGCGCAGTTGGCGCAATGCATCACCGTTATCTATGGTAGTCCCGGCGTCGGCAAGACCCGCTCATTGCAGCAGTTTGTTTCTGAGCGCCCGAATGTCTGGTTAATCACCGTTTCCCCCTCCCGCGCCAGCCTTAGCGAAGCGCTCTATGAATTGGCTTTAGAGCTGGGTGTCGGTGATGCACCCCGTCGTGCTGGGCAATTGGGCCGTGCAGTGCGCAGGAAACTGCGTGGCACTAACGGCTTGTTAATTATCGATGAAGCCGATCACCTGGATTACCCGGTGCTGGAAGAATTGCGCATCTTGCAGGAAGAAACCGGTATCGGTCTGGCGCTGGTCGGTAACCATCAGGTATACGCCAAACTGACTGGCGGCAGTTCCCGTAGTGTGGATTTCGCCCGTCTGTTTAGCCGTATCGCCAAGAAAGTGGCCATCCTCAAAACCAAGCGGGATGACATCACTGCTATTTCCGATGCATGGGGCCTGACGGGGAAAGCCGAACGCGCGTTGATCCAGACCTTATCCGAGCGTCCCGGCGCATTGCGTACCGTCTCCCACACACTCCGCCTGGCAGCGATGTTTGCCAAAGGCAGTAACGAAGCCCTGACTGAAAAGCACATCCGTGCAGCCGTCAAAGACCTTGAAGGGGTACATGCATGAAACGTAAAGCAACGCAGTTAGTAAATGCGGTGGGTTGGCTCGAACGCCGTAACGTTGAAATCAAGCGGGTTAATGCTGAACGGGCCAGACCAATGCTGGAGATTGTCGCTCCGTGTCCAGACTTGATTCGCCGTTCTAAAGAAATGATAGAAACCCATAATGGCAGTATGCGTAAGGCGTATACCGCGATGGTGCAGGATTGCATAATTTACTGGAGGTAAGAAATGAGCAAAATAAAAATAATGACAATTACAACTGTTATTTATGTAACAGAAAACGAAGGTATCAAACAGGCAATAACATCTAGCTATCATCCTGGTGCTAAGGATTTCGCCCAGGAATATTTAAAAATACTTACCCGTGTCCAGCCATCAATCATTTCAGGTGTAGTAAAACACGTTGGTGAAAATATGGGCATGAACACCAATACTCAAAAAAACCACTGAGGTCTGCACTATGGAAAATAAAAAAGTATTACCTGAAGGTTATATGGTAGACCGAAAATCTCGCCTGGTACCCATCAGTCAGGTGTCTGATTTCGACCTTGAAATGGACGCATTTGTCCGTGCGCAGGTTGCTGAAGCCATCGAAGAAAGCGCACGTATCAAAGCGTTCAAGTCAAAATCATTTGATGAGTGTTACGCCTGGCTGGACTTGGTGGCGGAGAAGTACGGTAAGACACGCGGCGGTCTGAAGGGTAATGTCACTTTTGCCAGCTATGATGGTAGCAAACAAATCCGCATAGCCGTGCAGGATTCCCTGACCTTTGGCCCGGAGTTACAGATTGCTAAAGACCTGATAGACGAATGCCTTAATGAATGGTCCGAAGGTGCCAATGAGAATTTACGCGCCATTATTCTGGATGCCTTTGCCGTTGATAAAGAGGGCCAATTAAATACGGGCCGTATCTTATCTTTACGCCGTATCAAAATTGATGACCCGCGCTGGCATCAGGCGATGGAAGCCATATCCGAATCGTTACAAATTGCTGTATCCAAAACCTATATCAACTTCCGTCAGAAAGACGCAGACGGCAAGCTGGTCAACATTCCTATTGATATTGCGGCGGTGTGATATGAACGCTAAAGAGTTTAATAAAAAATACCCTATTGGCAGTGGTTTTATTTATCAACCCAACAAAGTATTACGGGGAGGCCGAGCAGTCAGAACGGTTGCCGCCGCGGGTGACTTTAATCAGGGCGTTATTGTTGAAATAAGCCTTGAACCTTGGTTTGCCAATATTACGGCATTAACCCCCGCAGGATAATTTAAAACTCTATTAAACCACTTTAAATATGGCGTAAACCCGTCAGGGCTGGCTTACGCCTAAATCGAGGATTCACTATGAATAGTCCGCAACTTGTACGCTTGATACATATCGCTAAAAGCCAATTAAAACTGGATGATGAGACCTATCGTGTATTGCTCGCCAATGCCGCGAACGGCAAAACAAGCTGCTCTGTGATGTCTTATCAGGAACTGCAAGATGTTTACTCAGAGTTCCAGCAAAGAGGATTTAAACGCCGTTTTAATAAGCCTGCAACGCGGGTTAAACTGGATTCAAAAGGCCGTTCAAGAGCGGAGGAAATACCCAAAATCCGTGCCATCTGGAACACCATGTTCCTGCATGGCTTTGTCGGTAGCGATGATGAACTGGCACTGAATGCTTACGTTAAGCGTATGACCTCACAGCTCAATAAAGGTGTAGGTGTTGCCGAGGTGGGCTGGCTTGACGGCTGGCTTGCATTCCGGGTGCTTGAGTGCATCAAGCAGTGGCATATTCGTCTGATGATCAAATCAATGATAGCCCGCCGCAAGTCTCTGCCTGTTAACCCTATTACCGGTGATGAGTCGCGTGATTACCCGGTTATTGCCAATGCCTACGAGGCCAGCCTATGAAACTGTCCCGCTGCCCTATCTGCCATACCGACTGGCATCTGGAAGCCTTGTGCGAAGATGATTCCAGTCGCCAGTTACTCAAAATCATTGCGGATTTACCAGGGAGTTGTGGCCGTCACCTTGTTGCTTATATCGGTTTATTCCGCCGTGAAAAGTCAAATCTGAGCAGCAGTCGCGCTCTTAAGCTGGCGTCCGATGTGTTGGAACTCTATACACCGGGTCGCGTTCTGGCCCATGCACTCAGTGAAACTGTTGAACGTATCCGCGAGAAACGCGCACTGGGCGATAAGAAACCCCTGTCGAATCACAATTATCTGAAAACGGTATACCAATCGTCTAAACAGATTTTTGCTCAAACCAGTACAGTCAGCTCCAGGGAAAAACAGCAGGTAGAACAAGTCCGTAATGCCGAGAATCACGATGATTATTTCAAGCGAATGCAACAGCTTGGAGTTGATATTGCCACGCTGCCGGGCGGGGCCGACTGGCTCAAAACACAGGGGGATATATGAACGATAACTTACCGCTGTTTGATGATGAGCACGGAGAGCTGGGACAACTGCTGGACAGGATAGACGCTATCCCACTGGGTGAGTTACATGCCCGCTGGCCACAACTATTAGCAGATATGATTGACCTCTTCTGTGCTGAGTTACAACGCCAAGGCCATGATGAGGTTGCGGCCCGTTTATCTGCCAGTAAATTAGTTGGTGCATTGGCTCACTATTACGGTGGACGTGCGGTTTATCTGCCTACTGGCGAAGCACTAAAAGCCGCATTGCGTGATAATCAATTGTTTGATGAATGGAGCCGTTCGCGGGGTGATGTTGATAATTTGGCTAAGAAGTACACGCTTACCAACTCAACTGTTTATGCTATTCTGCGTCAGCAGTCGGCATTGCATCGCAAAAGGTATCAAGGCGAATTGGACGTCTGATATAAAGGGAGGTAAGCATGATTAATAAACTCGTAATTTTCGCTATAATTTTGATCTGTAATTTCTCAGCTTATGCGCAATTAGCTTCTCTCCCCAATATCGAGCAAATTAAGCAACGGCTAAATAACAGTAACAGTGTTGAGATATCAGCATGGCAGACTATTGACAACCGGTTTGAAGCTAAGACAGCAGGTTATCATTACGTTATTGATAACCAATCTGTTGCTGGAGTATTACCTTTCAACGTTGGTGATAGCCGGGCCAAAATGAAAGATATTACAGATCGTTGTTTGCAGTTGACTGAATCTGTGACCGGGCCGCTAACCAAACAAGATAAAAGTAAAGTCGATGAGGTGATTGATGACTCATTGGATATTATGGGCAAACAAGTCTCTGACCATATAGGTGCTTACCACTTTTATAATTCAGTAGTCAAACATGGCGATACCAATACATTTAATTGTGGCGTAACCATAGCAAGTAACTAATTTCTATTAATACCAACCCGTCAAATAAGGCGGGTTTTGTTTGACCCGTCACAAACCCACCCAATTACCCCCATACGTAATGATGAGCTACCGATTATCAACAGGTAGCTATTATGACCCCATACAGCGTTACATTTATTCATGCTATTGATTACATGCTCGCGGCAGAAGGCGGCTATGTTAATGACCCTACCGACAAAGGCGGGGAAACAAAATACGGCATCAGTAAGCGCAGCTATCCCACTCTCAATATCGCCGCACTAACCCCAGAGCAAGCTACTGAAATTTACTTCCGTGATTATTGGTTAAAGGTTGGTTGCGACCAGTTACCCGACGGTATCTCTCTTGCTGTGTTCGACGGCGCTGTACAGCATGGCTATAAAGTGGCTATCCAGCAGCTACAGCGGGCCTTGCGGGTTGTCGATGATGGTGTCATCGGTGCCAAGACATTAGCGGCGGTAGAGGCAGTCATGCCACGGTTGTTCTTTGCCCGGCTGATGAACCAGCGTTCCCAGACCTACACCCGCATTATTGCCAATTCTCCGGTGCAAATCCGCTTCATGAACGGATGGTTTAACCGTCTGGATAAGCTGACAACGGCTGTTTGGGAGGTGCTGTAATGACTTTGCCTGCCACTTCTGTTTGCCTGTTGCAAAAGCTGATCCCCGAACTGCGTAACCCACGCTATCGCCGTACCTATTTTGAGGCGAGAAACTGTTGTCTGCGTCGTGCGCTCGCGGGTGAATCAATTGATGCAGTGCCACTCTACAGCCACAACGCGACCTATCAGTCTCTTTACCGTCAGGGCTGGCAGAGTGTAACTGAGCAAGATATTCGCCTGGCTAAAACCGTAGGCATGAGTGCTGAAGTCGCACGGCAAAAAATCGAAAAACTCTTTCGGGAGCCACATGTTCACTAATCTCAAGCAACTTATCACTAACCCCCGTGGTCGCCTTTCCACCTCAGATACCATGGTGTGCGGGGCTTTCGTTGCCAGTACGGCGGTGTTGTTACTGTATGCCTGGCGGGGAAATTTGTCCGAGTGGCTCTTTCTTGGCTACCTCTCCGCCTGGGTCTTTAATACCCAGGCATCGAAGCTGGCATCCATCAAACGTGACCGCGAGGTAACCCCCAATGATTAACCTGTTACGCCAATACGGCTGGTCGCTGTTCTTCTGCATTGTCTGTATGTCATTGGGATTCTCGTTTGGTCAGTTCGTCACTACAGCCAAATTAGCCCCTCTGATAACAGCGGCTGAACGCGCGTTAAGTGATGCTCAGTTTGCCTTCGTCCAGGCACAAAAAAATGCCGCAGACCTCAATAATCTGGCACTCCGTGAAGCTGCAGCCAAACAGCAGGCACTGAATACGACCAATGAACAATTGACCGCCGAGTTGTATGCCACCACGTATGCGCTGGCCCAGGCAAAACAACAGCATGACAGGAGTATTCCCAATGCACTTGGCAAAGATGGCAAGACTTTTACCGGTATTGGCTCTGACAGCTTGCGTGTCTACACCGCCGCCCTTGGCTATAGAACCGCCCCCAGTGATAACCGTGTGCCCACGGCTACCGAACGCCCTGACACACATCCCCCTCAAACCCCCACCGCCAACATCGGGGAGTCCCGAAGCACTGCTGATGCACGCCAGCCGCTACGGGGAATGGAGCCAGAATCTGGAAAGCAGGCTGATGGCCATCCAGCAGTGGCAGCAAACCAACCAGGAATAAAGTAATGGCTGACGACGCAGATTATGCGAGTGAACTTGAACAACAGGTACGTGACCGGATTATCACAGCACATACCACCCGCCCCCTCTTTCGCAGTAACGGGGTTTGTATTGATTGTAGTGGCGATATTGAACCGCGCCGGTTAGCGCTTGACCCTACATTTTTGCGTTGTATTACGTGCCAAACGTTAACAGAAAAAAGGGAGGCCCACGTTGCTAGACATCATTAGAGAACACTGGGCCATTATGTGGGCGCTGGGTACTGTAGGTTTTAACGTCATCCTGTTTACTCTGGCAAAAACCTACGCCAAGCGTGACGAAGTCGAAACCCTCAAATCCCGTTTGAACGGGCTAGAAACCTCTTTTTCTACGTTGCCCAATCAAAAGGATCTGCACGCCTTGCAACTGGACATCGCGGAGTTACGCGGTGACCTAAAAGCGGCGGTGCCGGAGTTGCGGCAGTTACGGCACATGAGTGATTTACTGTTGCAAAACGAATTGAAGAATAAGGACTGAACATGCAGGAAATCTTAGACGCAGACCAGCGCCTGGTAGTGTTACGCACGTTGACCGAGTGCGGCGGCGATGCCAACGAGTCGGTGTTGCAGACTTGTCTTGATGCTTACGGGCACCGTGTTAGCCGCGACAGAGTGCGAACACATTGCCATTGGTTGGCCGAGCAAGGGTTGTTATCGGTGAAAGATGTCACCGGGTGTCTGGTGGCCACATTATCGGGTCGCGGTGCTGATGTGGCCGAGGGGCGCAGTACCGTCCCCGGTGTAAAACGTCCACGGCCAAGGGGATAGCATGACACTTAAACCGTTAACATCCGGGCAAAAAAATATCGTGCGGATGATGGCCAATATCTATGTTTGCCAGGAAATTGAAACCCATGTGATTAAGCCTCAATTGGAAGAAACGAGCGGCAAGCCCTACGACACACTGGCAAAAGACAGTTTTGTTAATCACTTTTTGTCCACTCATCCAGACCACAATCGTGTCTGGAAACAACTGCAAAAAGAAATAATAGCGGTTCGGAAAGAACAACTGGCAAGAGCAAAGGCAGACCTCCATGAGTGATAAACGCACCCGTGGCCGTCCGTCTAAAATCGATCTCCTGCCTTCCGCCATTCGTGATCAGTTGCACGGTTTGTTACGGGATAAGCGCCACACGCAAGAAGATATCCGGGCGGCAGTCAATGAGCTGATTGACGGTCATGGTCTGGGCGATGACATGAAACTCAGCCGCACCGGCCTAAACCGCTATGCCAGTCGGATGGAAGAAATCGGCTCGAAAATTCGTCAGTCGCGGGAAGTGGCTGAAGTGTGGTGCGCCAAACTGGGTGATGCGCCGACCTCTGATGTCGGAAAGTTGCTGCAAGAGGTGGTCAGAACGCTGGCGTTTGAAACCTCCATGACCATGAGCGAGGGCGGGAAAACTGTTGAACCCAAAGCCATCAGTCAGTTGGCTCTCGCCATCCAGCGCGTTGAGCAGGCAGCAATGACCAGCCTCAAGCGCGAGAAAGAGATCCGCGCCGCATTCGCGGCTGAAGCAGCCGACAAAACTGAGAAAATAGTGAAACAGGCGGGGCTGACAGCCGATGCCGCTGCGGATATTCGCCGTCAAATTTTGGGGATCGTCTGATGCTGACCACCGAACTCACACCCGCTGCGCAGTTTGTTATCTCAACCGCTCAGGCGTTTAGCGATGATTACAGCGATGTCCTGTTGGGGTATCAAAAAAGGTGGATTGCCGACGACTCACCATTAAAAATCGCCGAGAAGACGCGCCGTGCCGGGCTGACCTGGGCAGAAGCGGCTGATGCCTCATTAACCGCCGCCAAGTCCCGCGAAGCCGGCGGGACGAACCATTTCTATATTGGCTCCAACAAAGAGATGGCACGGGAGTTTATCGATGCGGCGGCCATGTGGGCCAAAGCCTACGGGCTGGCGGCGGGGGAAGTGGGGGAAGAAGTCTTTGAGGATGAAGACAAGGACATTCTGACCTTCGTCATTTATTTTGCCTCCGGTTTCAAGGTACAAGCGCTCTCCAGCAATCCGAAGAACCTGCGCGGTATGCAGGGCAATGTGACCATTGATGAGGCCGGTCACCATGAACGGTTGGCTGAGGTACTCAAAGCCGCACTGGCGCTGACCATGTGGGGGGCGAAAATCCGTATTATCTCCACCCATAACGGGGTTGAAAACCTGTTCAATGAGTTGATCCAGGACTCCCGTGCCGGGCGTAAACGCTATTCTATCCATACAATCACACTGGATGACGCCTGCAATGACGGGCTGTATCGGCGTATCTGCCAGATATCAAAACAGGACTGGTCACAGGCGAAAGAGGATGAGTGGAAAGCCAACCTGCTCAAAGATACCGCCACGGAAGAAGATGCGCTGGAGGAATATTACTGTGTGCCGAAGCAAGGCTCCGGTGCCTACATTCCCCGCGTACTGATTGATCGTGCTACCCGTGAAGAACATCCCGTTCTGCGCTTTACCATGCCAGATGGTCACATGGAGTGGACAGAAGAAGAACGTCACCAAACAGTGGCCACCTGGTGTGAAGAAGATTTGGCCCCGCTGTTGACGCTGCTTGACCCCGATATCCGGCACAGCGTCGGGGGGGACTTTGCCCGTATCGCCGACTTGTCCATTTTCAGCGTGTCCAGTATCGAGCAAGACACTCGTCGCCGTCTGCGCCTGACGGTGGAGCTACGCAGTGTGCCCTACAACCAGCAGCGGGAAATCATCTTCTTTATTTTGCACGGTACACCACGACTGGTGGGGGTGGCACTGGATGCCGGGGGCAATGGCGGCTATTTGGCTGAAGCCGTATTGCTGCACTGGGGTGAGGATATGGTGGCCGCTATCCAGTTAAGTGAAAGCTGGTATCGGGAATGGGCACCGAAGTACAAGGCACTGTTTGAGTCCGGTTACATCGAAATCCCGAAAGATGAAGACATCATCACCGACCAGCGTCACCTTCAGGTGATACGGGGCGTCCCCAAGATTGACAAGAACCGCAGCACTGGTGCGGACGGGAACAAGCGACACGGTGACAGTTGCGTGTCCTACATGATGGCCGTCCGTGCCAGCTATATGGACGGTCAAATTATTGAATTCACCCCTTTGCCAGGCAAGCACAGTGTGGCCAGCGAAGATGATGATTCACCCAATATAGAAAGGGGATGCTGGTGAAAATGCTCAGTCGATTGGTTGACGCCTTTGGGCGTCGTTTTTGGTTCCAGAATGCGCCGCAAACCGGGTCTGACGATTCACGATTGGGCCAGTTGCGCCGCCATTACAGTGACCATCCTGTCAGTGGCCTGACGCCTGCCCGTGCGGCTGAAATTCTGGTTGACGCCGAAAGGGGTCAGTTGCTTGACCAGTGTGACCTGGCCGAGGATATGGAAGAGAAAGATTCTCACCTTCAGTCTGAGTTGGGTAAGCGCCGACGGGCTATTCAGTCACTCAAGTGGACAATCAAGCCCCCGCCGAACGCCAGCCGTGAAGAAATCAGAGACGCTGAACTGTTGACCGAGATCCTGCTTGATGCATCATATTTGCCTGATTGTATCTTTGATGCCACTGACGCCATTTTAAAAGGTTTCTCGTGTCAGGAAATCGAGTGGGAGAATGTCGAAGGGTTACTGATCCCGCGTGAGATTGAGTGGCGTGACCCTGCCTGGTTCCAGACACACCCCGATGATCGTAATAATCTGCGGTTGCGCGATGGCAGTTATCACGGGGCCGAGTTGCAGCCGTTCGGCTGGATACAGCATTATGCGAAATCGAAATCCGGTTATCTGGCCCGTACCGGTTTGATCCGCACGCTGGTTTGGCCGTTTATCTTTAAAAACTATTCGGTCAGGGATTTGGCGGAATTTTTGGAGATTTACGGCTTACCGATCCGGGTTGGTCAATACCCTGCCGGGGCCACAGATAAAGAGAAACAGACCCTGCTGCAAGCGGTGATGTCGATTGGTCATAACGCCGGGGGCATTATTCCCCGCTCAATGCTGATTGATTTTAAAGCCGCGGCCGACGGTACGGCTGATCCGTTCCTTGCCATGATGTCCTGGGCAGAACTCAGCATGTCTAAAGCCATTCTGGGGGGCACCCTCACCAGCCAGGCGGACGGGGCCAGCAGTACAAACGCCTTGGGTAATGTCCATAATGAAGTGCGTTATGAGGTCTGCTCAAGCGATGCCACCCAATTGGCGGCCACACTGACCCGTGATTTGTTATTCCCACTGTATGTGTTTAATTGCCAGTCCTATAACAATCAGCGCCGTCATCCCCGCTTTGAGTTTGACCTCTCCGAGCCAGAAGACGTCAGCGCCTATGCCACGGCGTTACCGAGCCTTGTGGGCATGGGCATGAAAATTCCGTTGCAGTGGGCGCACGACAAGCTGCAAATCCCGATTGCTGCCAGAGATGAGGATTGTCTCAAAGCCATGGCCCCAACCCCTGACTTCTCCCAGGCGTTACTCCGTGCCCGCGACGTTCGGCCCGGTGTTGCGGCGCTGGCAGCAACGCCTCAACCGACGGATGTCATGCCGGATGCAGTGAGTGGTGAGCAGTGGCAGGCTGCAATAGACCCACTGCTAAAGCCAATTATCGATGCGCTCAATACCGGTGGTTATGCCGCGGCCAGGGCCAAAGCCGATGAGCTGTATGTGGGCATGGATGACGCCCAAATCGCGGATATCCTGCACCGTGCCATGTTTGTTGCCGAGACCTGGGGGCGACTGAATGCCACAGCCGGTTGATTTGGGTTATGCGGCGACATTAGCGCCAAAACTTGCCGTCGATTATTTCCGTTCGAAAGGCCACAACATTACATGGAACTGGCAGGAGGCGGATGCTGCTGCTCATGCGCGGGCGTTTACCGTGGCCAAGGCGGTGCGCATGGATGTGCTGACGTCGATTAACAGTGAGGTTGACCGGGCACTGAGCGAAGGCACCACCGAACGCGAGTTTATCAAGACCCTCACCCCGCGCTTGCAAGAGCAAGGATGGTGGGGGAAACAAATGGTTGTTGATAGCGCAGGAGGTATTGAAGAGGTTCAACTGGGCAGTCCAGCCCGTCTGGCGACCATCTACCGAACAAATCTGGCCACGTCCTATCAGGCGGGTCGTTATCAGCAGCAGTTGGGCAGCAGTGAGACCCACCCTTACTGGCAATATATCGCCATCATGGATGGGAATACCCGCAAAAGTCATGCGGCCATGCATGGTCGCGTGTTCCGTTTCGATGATCCCATATGGAATACGCTATATCCACCGAATGACTGGGGATGTCGTTGCCGTGTCCGGGCACTGACGGCCGCGCAGGTCAAACGGATGGGGCTCACGGTTGAGTCCAGTGTCGGGGCCATTACCACCCAAACAGTAGAATCGGGTGTCGATAAGCGCACCGGTGAAGTGTATGAGTCTGACGTCACTACCTTTACTCGGGGTAAGCAGCGCATGACCACCGGGGCGGGTTGGGCGCACAACGCCGGGCAATTGGCCATGGGGGCTGACGTTAATATGGCGCGTAAGCTGGTTGAGCTGCAAAACCGGGCACTGCGCCAGCAGGTTATTCAGTCGCTGAACAACGCTCCGGCCCGACAAGCCGCCTTTTCGCAGTGGGTCGGTAATGCGCTGACCATCCGCAGCACCGGCAACAACGTGCAACCGCTGGGCTTTATGGCGGAGGATATTGCCACGGCAGTGGAAGCCCGCACCGGCAAACCGGCGGCACGGCTGCTGGCCATCAGTGAAAAAGAGTTGGTGCAGGCCGACAGTGTGAAACACAAAGAGAAAGGGCTGTCTCTGTCGTTGGCTGAGTACCAGACATTGCCCCGCGTGGTGGCTAATCCGTCAGCAGTGCTGTGGGATACGCAGACCCAGCGCCTGATGTACATCAGCGGTGATGCAGACAGCACACTGAAAACTGTGGTCAATGCGCCGTGGCAAACGGACCGCATCGATATGCTGGATGTGGTGGTCACACCACAGCGCGTCCCATTATCTGCCTTGAAGAAAGGCATGGACAGCGGCCAATACGAACTGTTACAGGGAACACTCTAAATGCGAATTGACTCTCGATTTGATGACAGCAGTATTGTCAATGCGTTCAAACGGTTGCAGGCGTTGGGACAAGACACGACGCCCATCACTCGCGCCATTGCGGCGGTGCTCGCCAGCGAAAGCGAAGACGCCTTTGCCAATGAGAGTGACCCGACTACCGGTAAAAAATGGGCACCGTTAACGGATAACTATAAAGCCCGGCTGGCGAAGAAAGGCAAGACCGGTAATATGCTCCAGCGCAGCCAGGGCGGACTGGCGATGTCACTGTCTACCGAGTATGACGCCGTCAGTGCCGCTATCGGCACCAACAAAATCTATGGCCCACTCCATCAATGGGGCGGCTTGTCGCATATGGCTCCCGGCCCTGCGGCAGTCCCGGCACGTGAGTACATGGGGCTGTCGCAAGATGGTGTTGCGGATATCCTCACTATTATCAATGAGCAGCACGCCAGAGCGTTACGAACATAACTGATACGGTTTTACCTTTAAAAAGTGTTAAACGTGCCACGGCATTTTTAAACGGGGTTTAAAGGGGGTATAGTGCCACCTCATCCGCTGTTCCCCTGTTTTATCCTCATGGGCTTCTCGCCGATGGTGTGATCTACCACAAACCCACCTGATTATCAGACCCGCCGACAATGGCGGCATGAAAACAAAAAAACCAACCCACTCACGTTTAGCCATCCTCAATTCGACCTTATCCGGTTCGAGTGACGGCTGGTATCAATTGCTGCCCGCCGGTCATTTCAGTGCCCGTGATGGTCGCCCTGATGATATTGCGAGTGGCACCTGGTTTATTGACGCAACGATTGCCGACGCTTTTATCCAGGCCACGGTAGCCGTGAATCAGCCGGTTCTGTTCGACTACAACCACGTCACCCTCAAACAAGACGAAGACGCCACGGCGGCCCGCGAAGCGATCGCCGCCGCCTGGCTGACAAATCCGCGTGAAAATATGCAATGGCGTGAAGGTCAGGGTTTGTATGTGCGCCTGGCATTTACTCCGGCCGCACAGGCCGCCATTGATGCGAGCGAATGGGCCTACCTGTCTGCTGTTTTCCCCTATGACGACAATGGCTATCCGCTGTTCCTGCGGATGGGTGCATTAACCAACGACCCCGGTCTGACCGGCATGGCCTCACTCGCCGCCCTCGCGGCGCAATCTCTGATAGATATCTCCCCCGAAAAGGTAACTGAAATGAATGACTACATTCGCCAACTGCTTGAGCGGCTTGGCATTGAACTTCCCGACGATTTGGACTCACTCGATGAAGATGGCTTAGGTGCGCTGTTGCAACAAGCACTCAGTGCGCTGGATATCATTCTGACGGCGGCTGAAGTGGCTGTTGATGCATCGTCGGCCATTGAAGCCGCGGCCAATCCTGAAGATGCGCTCAGTGATGTGTTGGACGTGGTAGACGGTGCGGCGACAGATATCGTCGAGGCCGAACAAATTTTGGAAGAAGCCGCGCTGAATGGCGTGGACTTGACCAAATTTGTCCCGGCAAAAGCCTATCAATTGCTGGCGCGCCGTGCCGCCGTGCTGTCGGCACGTTCACGGGGCGGCGATGTGGAAACAGTTATCCAGAATGCCCGCCGTTCGGGGCGTGTGACTGCCGCCGAAGTGCCTTATCTGCGTGCGCTGGGCAAGCAACACGGTGTGGCTGAGTTAAACGCTGCAATCAGTGGACGCAAACCTGTCGTGGCCTTAAAAGCCCGTCAGACAAAAGGCCTCAGTAAGCCGACGACACGCCTTGCTGTTCTCTCCGCTGTTGAAAAAGACGCCGCCCGCCTTCAGGGGCTAACTGAAGCGGAATATCTGAAACGCAAGAAAGGAGCCGCTAAATAATGGCTATCGTAACCCCCGCACTCGTCAAGGCGCTGTTTACCGGCTGGAATGGTGATTTCCAGAACGGTTTAGATGGCGCAGCCAGTCAGTATGAAAAAATCGCCACCATTGTACCGAGTACCACGAAATCCAATACCTATGGCTGGCTGGGTCAGTTCCCCGGTATGCGTGAATGGATTGGCGATCGTGTCATTAAAGATATGCAGGCACACGGCTACCAATTGGTTAACCGTCCGTTCGAAAGCACCGTTGGCGTGAATCGCGATGATATCGACGATGACAACGTGGGGATTTACTCCCCATTGTTCACCGAAATGGGTCGCGCAGCCGGTGTCCAGCCTGACGAGCTGACATTCGGCGCGCTGTCGCAGGGTTTTGACACCCTGTGTTATGACCGCCAGAACTTCTTTGATACTGACCATCCGGTCTATCCCGCCGTTGACGGCACCGGCACAGCAGCCAGCGTCAGCAATATCCTGTCAGTCGAGGGTTACACCGGTCAGCCGTGGTTTGTGCTGGACTGCTCCCGCGCCATCAAGCCGGTCATCTTCCAGAACCGCAAATCGCCCGAACTGGTGGCGATGGATAAGGTCGATGATGAAGATAATTTCATGCGCAAGCTCATTCGTTATGGGGTCGATACCCGTTGCGAAGCCGGTTATTCCTTCTGGCAGTTGGCCTATGCCGCGAAAGCACCGCTCAATGCTGACAATGTGTGGCAGGTCATTCAGTCCATGCGTTCGGGGCGTGCTGATGGGGGCCGTCCGCTGGCCATTCGTCCCACTCATCTGGTGGTTCCACCGTCCATGGAAAAACAGGCCACGCAGCTCCTTGAGCGTGAACTGACCGTCGACACTGAGGGCGGTACCGTCAGCAATGAAATGAAAGGCCGTCTGGAGTTGATCATCGGTGACTATCTGTAAGCCGAGACAAACCCGTTTTAATGCCCTTTTAAACAGGGTGAAAACCCTGTTTAAACCTTATTTAAGGAAGTTGGATGTCATGCCAAACCCAAATGAAACGAATGTGGAATACGTCGATATGGTCGGCGTTAGCGTGGTCAATACAGCACATGACGGTTATCGCCGGGCGGGCTTTGTTCTCGCCCTGGGTGAAAATATTTTGCCGCCGGTTACCTTCCAGAAGTTGCGTTCACTGGAAACAGACCCGCGTCTGTCTGTGTCGGTTATCGCGGCAGCTACGGATGATTTGCCGCCGCGGGGGCTGGCAAATACCGAGTTACCTGACGTGGTAGCCGATATTTCCCCATTGTCTGGCACACAGCCTACCCGTGCCGAACTGCTGCTGGGCGCGGTGATGTGTGCTGCGTTGGAAACCGATCCCCTGGTCTTCTCTACCAAAAGTGGTACACCACGTATGGATAAATGGCGTTCACTGGTCGGCGATGACCTGACCGTTGAGGAAATCACTCTCGCACTGACGGGAGGCACTCAACAATGAGTTACGCCACCCTGACCGACATTTACAGCCGTTACAGCGCAGATTCCCTGCATACCCTGGTGGATACCAAAATTGATAACTGGCACAACCTTGAGGCGGCGGAACTGGCCACAGAACGGGGACGGTTGATCCAGATTGCGCTGGATGATGCGGCGGCAACAATTGACGGCTACATCGACAGCCGGGCTACGCTGCCGTTAAAAACCGTGCCACAGGTCTTGGTCAGGCTGGAGTGTGTGCTGGCCCGCTTTGCACTCGAAGACGGTGCGGCGACAGATAAAGCCACCAAAGACAGTGAGGATGCGTTGCGTTTGCTGGAAAAAGTCGCCGCCGGTGATGTCAGCCTGGGCCTTAGCAAAGAGGCCGAACGCCCTGACGGGGGCGATGTGGCCATGATGAGCAGTGCGGGCAGTGTCTTCAGTCGTGAGAAATCCAAGGGGTTTATCTGATATGGCGGCCCCGACCTCTGTCACCTCCGAAATCTCTGACGTGTTGCTGACGGGTATCCGCCAGTTGTTCGGCAAAACGTTGCGTAAAGTGGATACCCATCCGGGCCAATGGAGTGACAGCGCGGTAAAAACCATTATCAATACCGCGCCTGCCGTCTATGTGGCCTGGCTCGGAGGCCGTCCGGGCACCGTCCGTCAAACGATGGTCAGCACCTGGGGGATTTTTATCAGTGCGCAGGTGTTGAATGGCCGTACCAGTGACCAACCTGGCATCTATCAAATCGTTGAACGCCTGACTGCCTGGTTACACGGGCGGCGCCTTGCGCCAGCGGGCCGCTTTGTGCTGACACAAGCGGGCAATCTGTGGAGCGACACCCAGAGTGCGGGCGGTGTGGCGGTTTACGGTCTGTATTTTGAGGCGCCGCAGCAGTTACCGGATGCGATTGATCTCAATGATGACGATATCGGTGACTATGCCACCCACTTCCAACAGTGGGCGGAGCCTGCCGGTACGCCGGAACAAGAGGCGCTTATTTGCCTTCCTATCCAGGATAAAACACATGACTGAGTTACATATCAAACCGGCCCCGGGGCTGACGGTTCGTGACCCTGATTCTTACGAGCCATTAGCCGCCAAGGGTGAAAAGAAACCGCGTACCAGCTTTTGGTTGCGCAGACTCAAAGACGGTGACGTCGTGACCGTCACTGCCACTGTTGACGCCGCAGTCCCCAAGAAAGGAGCCGATAAATAATGACCATTTCATTTAAAGACATCCCGGACAATATCCGTGTACCGCTCTGTTATATCGAGTTTGATAACAGTGCGGCGGTCAAGGGCACCCCGCAGGTATTGCATAAAACCTTACTGTTGGGTTTACGTCTTGCTACCGGTAGCGTTCCGGCGGGTCACCCCTTCCGCATTACCTCCGCCAGTGCTGCCGAAGACGCATTTGGTCGTGGCTCGATGCTGGCCACCATGGCCAGCGGCTTTATTCAGGCTAATGCATTCAGTGACTTGTGGGCCATTGCCATTGATGACGGTGAGGAAGGCGTCAAGGCCACCGGCACTGTCACCCTGTCCGGTGTTTGTGCGACTCCGGGGCAAATTGCGCTGATGATTGCCGGTACGCAGGTACGCGTGACCGTGCTGGCCGGTGACACCGCTGCCGCGATGGCCACGAAAATGACGACGGCCATCAATGCCCGTAAAACCTTGCCGGTGACGGCGAAATCTACCGAGGGCGTCGTGACGCTGACCGCCAACTGGAGCGGGGTTACCGGCAATGATATTGATATCCGGGTGAACTATTACGACGGTGAAATGCTGCCCTCCGGTGTGGGCTGTACCTGTAGCGCCATGACTCAGGGCGTGGGTAATCCTGACTTGGCTGACGCTATTGTCGCCTTTGGTGATACCTGGTGGAATTACCTGGTGAACCCGTTCACCGATACCGCCAATCTCGACCTGCTCAAACTGGAGCTGGTGAACCGCTGGGGGCCACTGCGTCAGATTGATGGCCAGTGTTTCATGGGGTTCCGTGGCACCCATGCGGTGACCAGTACATTTGGCACGCAGCGCAATGATTATCTGTTCTCGACTGTCGGAACGGGGATTGTGCCGCAACCGCCGTATGTCTGGGCCGCGACTGTCGCCGGGGTGGCTGTCGCCTCGCTCAGTATCGACCCCGCACGCCCGTTGCAAACCCTTGAACTGCCCGGATTACTGCCGCCGTCAATGGGGGAGCGCTGGGCGTTGAATGAGCGCAACCTGTTGCTGTATGACGGAATGTCAACATACAGCGTAGCCGTGGGCAATGTTGTGCAGATTGAACGGTTGATCACCATGTACCGTGAAAACAGCTTTGGCGATGCTGACCCCAGTTATCTCGATGTTGAAACTATCGCCACATTGTCCTATTTGCGCTATTCCACCCGTACCCGTATCACACAAAAGTTTCCGCGTCATAAGCTGGCCAGTGACGGTATTCGTGTCAGTCCGGGCCAAGCCATTGTCACGCCTGCCGTTGTGAAAACGGAACTGCTGGCGCTGTTTACCGAGCACGAATGGGCCGGACTGGTTGAAGGGTTTGAAGATTATAAAAACACGCTGCTGGTTGAGCGTGATGCAAATGATCGCAACCGGTTGAACGTGCGTGACAATCCTGACCTGGTGAATCAGTTCCGGATTTATGCGCACGCTATTCAATTTATTCTGTAAAAAAGGCGAACTATGACTAGTCCATATCAATACACCGGCGTGGCGTATGTCCGGGTGAACGGCAAAGAGTACCCCACAAAAGAAGGGGCCACATTTACGCCCGGTGGCATCAGTCGCCAACCGGTGGTGGGTGCACGGGTCTATGGCTGGCAGGGGAAACCGAGGGAGGCCAAACTCAGTTGCACCATGCCGCAGGGGCCTGATATTTCACTGTTTTATATTAATGGTCTGGATGACGTGACGTTGGAATTTGAGAGCGACACAGGTCAACGGTTCCTGATGGCCAACGCCTGGAACACAGGTGAATCCACGTTGACGGATTCGGGCGACATTTCCACGGCTTTTGATGCCCGTGAATCCAAGGAGATTTAAGCGATGCTTATACAGTTAAAGCACGGGCTTTCATACGGCAAAGGTGACGAGGACGTCAAACAGTTTGACGTCGAACTGCGGGAACTGACAGCCGGGGACTTGATTGAGTCTGAGCAAGCCAGCGAACGTGTTGTGATGACGGAGAAAGGCCCGGCACTGCTCTCCAGTCCGGCAACAATGGGCTATGAAATGGTGCGGCGCAGTATTTCCCGCATCGGTATTATTCAGGGGCCTCTTTCGATGACGCTGCTAAAAACATTGCATCAGGACGATTTGGAGCTGTTGCTGTACGCAACAAATGTGCAAAGCGATGCCGCCATGGCGACGGTAAAACAGGTGATAGACGAGGGGCGATAGTCTGCGGTACGTCAAGAGCATCGAACGTACTGCCTTGCAAATCGGTATTATTTTGAAAGGAGGCCCGGTCTGGGCGTTGGGCCTCACGCTATCAAAACTGACCCTTTACCAGCACTGGACAAAAAAATAAATGGCTGCTGAGAATCGTGCGAAATTCATTATTGATCTTGTGGGTAACGTGTCTCAGCGTGCCCGGAGTTTTGGTCAGGGACTGCGTCGATTAGGTGCGGACGGCAGTACGTCCATGCGCCTGTTGTCACGCTCTGTCAGTGGTGTTAATGGCATACTCGACAAGTTTGATAACAAGCTGATCGGCTTTGCCACCGGCGGTGGGTTAGTCATGGCGGGCAAACGTGTTGGGGAACAAAGCCAACTACTCACCGAACTGGGTACACGCTATAACCTGACTGCCGACAAAGTGAATAAATTAAACAAGGCAGTATGGTCTACGGCATCAATCCGTAAAGTTCCTTATTCTGAACTGTTAACATCTGCGGATAAGTTTATGGAACTCACCAATGATGCCGACGCGACCGTCGCTCATTTGGATAATATGGCAATTTCCATGAAATCATTTGGTTTAACGGCAACAGATGCCAGTGAGCTGGTTAATGCGTTTTATTCAAGTGGTACCAAAGATGTCAAGGAAATGACAAAAGCCCTTGACGGATTATCTACTGTATCTCTAATTGGGACAGGTAATTTATCCGAACAAATTAAATCAGTGGGCAGTATCGTTAAGAATACCTCATGGAAAAAGCCTGAAGACGTATCTCAGATTGTCGGTATGCAACGGTTATCTAGTTCGGTATTTAATGACCCATCACAAGCCACAGGTGCTACTGATGGTTTCTATGAAGGAATAAAAAATAAAGAAAGTCAAAGAATACTGAAAATTAATGGCATTGATGTATTCACTGACAGAAAAAATAAAGTCTATAAATCGCCTGCAGATCTTATGCATGAAATAGGCGCGAAGGCGAAAGGTAAAGAAGATAATTTTTCTACAGTATTTAACAATGGTGACACTGTTAAATTAGCTGTGGAATTGGCCAAGGCCGAAAACAAACAGAAATTAAAAGAATTATCGAATCCGGCAAATATCAAAGACGGCTTTACCGACGAAAAAGCCTCAAAGAATATCCAGACGTTAAACAGCGCAATAACATCATTAACCAACGCGGGTGAAAAGTTTGCACAACTTAAACTGGCAAAACCGGTTCAAGACCTTGCAGATGCGATAAATGGCCTGTCCCCTGAAGAACTTGATAAATACGCCGGGGTGTTGGAAAAAACGGCGAAGGGGATCGGGGCCGTTGTTGCAGCCCGGTATGCATATCGGTTCGTTAAATGGGGCAAAAACCTCATGGGTGGTAGTGCACCAGGCACGGGTGCAGGTGGTGCAGGTGGCGCAGGTGGTGGATTGGGCGGGGCTGGTTCTGTAGTACCTGTTTACGTGACAAACTGGCAAGGTGGACCAGGTAATCCAGGTGGCGGTAATAATCCATTAGCAGGGCATCAACGTGCTTCTGCTGCCGCTGGTGCTCTTCAGCTCATCGGTCTTATGCCGTCGCCTGAGGAGTCAAGCGAACGATTAGAAACGTTGCGTCATGAGCTGTACCCTGACGGGCGAGAGGCTAAATATAAATGGCTTCCTGCACCGATTGATAACTGGTTGCAAGACAGGGACAAGCAACTCGAAGAGAAAGGCCTCACACCTTCGCCTTACTTACAAGGCGGAACACTGGGAGAGAAATGGAACAAATCGCAAGCCGCTGCGCCCACCGAAGCCCGTGATTTTCGTCAGGCGATCACGCCGCCAGATGGCAAAATCACGGTTGAAGTATCATCAAAAGACAGTGGGTTACAGGTTAAGACTACAGAAGTAAAATCCAAAGGCGTCGATTTGCGTGTGAACACCGGCTACACCTACGGTGGAGGCTTGTGATGGATTACGCAACCTTGTTTGAGGATACATCATGGCGTGGCCGTCTTGCCGACGGCAAAGGCTCTTTTCGGGGCGTTCCGTTCTGGATGATTGAAGACGCGACACTGACTGGCGGACGTCGCATTGTGCGCCATGAGTACCCATTGCGTGATGATGGCCAGACAGAAGACATGGGGCAAGCCCTGCGCCAGTATGCCTTTACAGCGGTGGTGTACGGCGATAACTACTTTGACCTGCGCGATGCGCTGATTGATGCCCTTGAGGTTGAGGGCGTGGCCGAGCTTGTCCACCCAAACTGGGGCACCTTAAACGCCCAGATAGAAAGCTATACGGTGCGTGAGTCTTGCGGGGCACAGGGCACGGCAATATTTTCAATTACCTTCTCGCCTGCGGCGGATGGTACCGCGCCGATTGAAGCCGAAAATACACCGCTTGATAGCGACAGCCTGGCTGACAGCTTACTTGATGACCTTCAGGCTGATTGGGCTGCTGTCACTGCTGCGGTGGCTGATGCGACGGCAGCGATGAATGAAGTGGAAAAAACGGTTAACACCATTACTAACGGTATTCGGGGGTTGGTGTCTGGTAGTGGCGGCGCGGGTTTGTTGGCTTCTGCCCTGGCATTAAAAGGTTCAGTCAAAAACCTGATGAATAGCCCCGGCCAGCTTTTCGGCGATATATTCGGTCTGGTTAAGGGGGTGGCTAATACGGGTACGTCTGCTGCATCAAGCCGTACATTGAAAAAAATAAGTGGTGGTATTCAGACACAATCAACAGCGAATGACCCGGCGATGGCTCAGTTACAAGATGTTATCCATCTCTCTGTCAACACATACATCGCGGCTGAACTTGCCGAAGTCACTTTGTCTGCGGCAAAAGAAACCACCCGCGCCCAACCCGCCGCACCGACATTAACCGGCAGCACTGGAGAACTGTCGTTAACTGACCCGGTGGCTGTTGATGTCGATACCCCGCCGATTGAGACGCTGGAAGACAGCAACAAGGCGATGAATGAACTGGGCAATATATTGCTTGACGCACTTATCGCCACCGGTGATCGGGGCTGGTTTAACGCATCAAATCAGGTACGAACCTACCGTTTGACCTTTATCCAACAAATGATGGCCACGGCGCAAAATCTGCCGACGGCCAGAGCGGTACAACTCACCGGAACTGAACCTGCCTTGGTGGCACTCTATCGTCACGCCGGTGACGTGCGCCAACTTGATCGCTTTGTTCGCCGCAACGGTATCCGGCATCCGGCGTTTGTGACCGGCGGTGTTGAGGTTGAGGTAATCAATGACACATCAAATTGAACTGTATTTAGATAACCGGATTTACAGTGGCTGGAAAGAATTGAGTATCACACGCAGCATTGAAGAAATCGCTGGGCAATTCACGCTGGGCGTCACGGTCAATAGTGGCGACTCACCACTGGTGTTGAAGGCTGGCACAGCCTGCAAGCTGGAGATTAACGGTCAGCGTGTCGTAACCGGATACGTTGATACCATTGAGATAGACGTTGAAGGTAAAAGCCGTACGACCACAGTGACCGGCCGGGATAAAACCGGCGATTTGGTTGATTGTGCAGCGATCCACGGCAAAGGTCAGTGGCGCAATGTCACGCTTGAGCAAATAGCCCGTGACCTGTGCCAACCCTTTGGTGTCCGTGTTATCTGGCAGGTTCAGTTAGCGGCAGCGGCGACAAAATTTAAGGTCTGGCAAATTGAGCCGGGGGAAACAGTATTTGATTCGTTATCACGCGCGGCCCGTCATCGCGGTGTGTTACTGACCAGTAATGCCAATGGCGATCTGGTCTTTACTATGGCAAGTCAGGTTCGGGCCGGTTCACTGATACTGGGTATGTCAAAAGACGATCAATCATCATGCACACCGATTCTGGCTATCAAAACCCATTTGTCATGGATGGAAAGATTCAGCCTGTACCGGGTTAAAGGTGCCGCCGCCGCCAGTGGGTTGTGGGGCGAAACCCAAACAGCCAGTCAGTCTACCTCTGTCAATGTCGATGTGATTGACCCGGAGATCACGCGTTATCGTCCCACCATCATTATTGCCGATGACAACTTCACTAAAGCGAAAGGTAATGCTCGTGGTAGTTGGGAACAACAACGTTCGATGGCCCATGCCACCACTGCCACGGTAACAGTACAGGACTGGTTTAATCAGCGAGGCCAGCTTTGGACACCTAACCAGCTAGTGACTGTGAAGGCCACGGCGGCGGGATTGTCAGACCGTGATTTGTTAATCACTACCGTCACATTTGATTTGACGCAAGACGGTGGCACAGTCACCGAACTGGAGCTGATGCCGCGGGAAGGGTTTGAAGAACCCGCCGAGCCTGACGCTAAAACGGGCAGTGTGAGCGATGGAATATGGCGATGATAAGACAGATAAATAAAGTGACAGCCGGGTTTCAGCGCCGGTTACGTCTGATGATTTCGCGCGGGGTTGTCAACATCATTAATGATGGCCTGAAGACCCAAAACCTTCAGGTGTCGATGCTGGCAGATGAGACCGCGGATGATGTTGAACGCTTCCAGAACTACGGTCACAGCAGTGTGCCGCCCGCAGGCAGTGAAGCTATCATTTTATCGGTGGGCGGTATTCGCCAGCATCTGGTTGCCATCGCAGTTGATGATAAAAACTCACGCCTGGGCAATCTCGAACCCGGAGACAGTGCCGTCTACCACCTTGAGGGGCACAAGATTGTGCTGTCCAAAAACGGGGTTATCAAGATTGTGTGTAAGCGTCTTGAGGTGGTGGCCGAAGACGAAATCCTGTTTGACTCACCCCAAACCCGCTTTAGCGGTGATGTTGATATTGTGGGTGTCAGTAAAGCCAATGACCACCAATCCAACGGGATTAGTGGCGCTGGCCACACCCACCCAGAACATGATGGCTACACCACCGGAGGGCCAAACACATGACCGATATCGCGTTGATTTGGCAAACCGATGGCGCTGATATTGCTGTAGGTCATGCAGATATTCTGCTCGATGATTCACTGAGCACTGCCGTGATTATTTCCCTGTTTACTGACCGCCGCGCACTGTATGCCGATGAATTGCCTTCCGGGCCAAACACCGATCCGCGCGGGTGGTGGGGAGATGTTTTTCAGCGTAGGCCTATGGGCAGTCGTCTGTGGCTGCTTTCCCGCGAGAAACAAATGGCCTCAGTATTATCACGGGCCAAAGCCTACGCCGACGAAGCACTAGCCTGGCTGGTTGAAGACCGGCTAGTCAGGCAAGTTCAGGTCACGGCCACGGTGCCACAAAAAGGTACATTGCGACTGGCAATACAGTTGACACTCCCGAACGGTAGCGCTGTCCCGCTGACGTTTAACACCACTTTAAACGGTATTTAAATGGCTTATAAAGTACCCGCATTATCAACATTGCTGGCCCGTGGCCAGGCCGATATTGAAAGCCGCTTACCCGGCACCTTTGCCCGGCGCGGCGTCAGTACAGCCGGAGCCATTGCCTTTGCCAATGCGGGTAACACCGCGGGTCTGCATGACCATTTAGCCTGGACATCGCGACAAATCATTCCGCACCTGGCCGATGACGATAAGTTGCTGGAACATTGCGAGTTTTGGGGCGTGTGGCGCAAACCCGCAGCGACGGCGGCAGGTTCTCTAGCCGTGACGCTGGTTGGTGATAGCGTTATTCCACAAGGCACCCGCTGGCAGCGGCCAGACGGCGTACTGTTTGAATCCGTATCTGAAGTCAGAGCCAGTGCCGGAACCGTGGCGGTGGCTGTCACGGCCATTGACACCGGGAAGAACAGCAATACTGCCGCTAACGTGGCGCTGGAACTGGTTTCCGCCGTGGCATTTGTTCAGAGCAAGGCGCTGGTCAGCCAGACCACTATCAGTGGGGGCGCAGAGCTGGAGAGTATTGACTCGTTGGGCGTGCGTCTGTTGTTTCGTGTGCAATATCCCCCGTCCGGGGGGAACCAGTTTGACTATGTCCGCTGGGCGTTAGAATGTCCCGGTGTCACTCGCGCCTGGTGCATTCCTCGTTATCGCGGTTATGGCACTGTGGGTGTGATGTTTGTGCTTGATGAAGAAGTGAATATCTTTCCCACGCTTCAGGACATTGCGCGGGTGGAAGATTACTTAACAGCACACATCAATCCCGTAACCAATCAGGTTGAAGGCAAAACTGTGGGGGCCGAGTTGATTGTTGAAAGCCCGGAACCACTGCCACTGAATCCAATTATTCGTGTCTCCCCCAATACTGACGAGGTCAGAACGGCAGTCAGTGACAGTCTGAAAACCTATCTTGCTACCCTCCCGCGTGGTGGCACGGCACTGTTGTCCCATGTGCGAGCCACCATATCGAACTCACAAGGTGAAGCTGATAATCTCTTGATTTTCCCTACAACTGACCTGTATGCAGCAGAAAATGAGCTGTTTGTCTTGGGGGATATCGTATGGCGATGACTGCGCAAGACTATCAACAATCCGGTCTACATCTGCTGCCGAACGGCAAAGCCTGGCCAAAAGTGCCGGGCAGTTCGCTGGCACAACTGATGCTGGCTACAGGCGACGAGTTTGCCCGAATTGATAGCGTCAATGATGCACTACTGAATGAAATGCATCCTGACCGGGCATTTATGTTGCTGAACGATTGGGAGGACTTTGCTGGTCTACCTGATTGCAGCATTGACCGTGATGCGACAATTGAAAGCCGTCGTCGTGCTCTCAAGACCAAGTTAACGATGGCAGGTAGTTTATGTCTTCCATTTTATGAGCAACTGGCTGCGTCGCGCGGTTACAGCATTACGCTGGTTGAGCGCTATCCGCACCATTGCCTGCGGGGTTGCAATTACCCTATTTACCCCGAAAAAAACTGGTTTCGTGTCTTTGTTTATGTGGCCTCTACAGTCACTCATTACTCAACGGTGCTTGACAATTGCAGGCAACGTTTACGTGTAGCTGATGCGGCAGACCTTGAGTGTTTGCTTGAGCGTTATGCCCCGGCTGAAACCGAATTTATCTTTATATACGAGGATTAACTATGTACGGATTGGATAACAACAGCGGTATCAGTGTCATGCCTCCAGTCGCACCTGCAGTCAGCCCGGCACCGCTGTGGTTTACAGATGGCGGAGCAGGACAGTCACCGAGTTACCCTGGGCAGGACTGGTTTAATATGTTTCAGGCTGAACATTTGAATGTGTTGGCTGAAGCCGATATTACCCCAGACAAAGGTGACTTAACACAATTGTCCAAAGCCATCAAGAAAATCATGTCCAGTGGTTCATTGCTGATAAAGAATAATTTGAGTGAGATTAAAAGCACTGGCCCAGCAGCTATTGCGCAAACTCTCGCAAATCTAGGCTTGAAAGGAGCAGCTAAACGTGACGTTGGAATTGAAATAGATCAGATACCAGACATGTCATATTTTAACTGTAACTTTGCAAGCCCTGGCTGGCAGCGTCTTCCTAGCAAAATGATTATACAGTGGGGTCGTATTACTACGGGGGATACTGACATCATTACTCAACTACCAATAACATTCCCTACAAACTTCCTACACCTATCCACCTCAACAGGATATACAGCAAATAGTGGGACGATTGGCTATATATGTGGAGAGATATATAACAATAGTTCAATTGTAACACGTTCACCCCACTTGCTGGGCGGGACATATTTGGCAATAGGATATTAATATGGAAAATTATTTTTTTAGTGAAAATACCAATTCATTTTACCCTTCATCATTGAAACAATCATATATCAATGCAAAAACGTGGCCCACAGATGCAATTCAGGTTGATAATTCTATTTTTATTGAATTCACAGCAACGCCGCCACATGGCAAAATTCGGGGTTCTAATGGCGGAGTCCCCGTATGGATAAACTTGCCCGCCCCCCCCCACAGTGAGTTAGTTGCTTGTGCTGATATTAAAAAGAGCCAATTAAAAGGAGCAGCAGACTCTGAAATTGATTGGCGACAAGACGCGGTGGGTGGGGGTTATGCTGAAGATCATGAAATTGCCGAGCTTGCCGCGTGGAAGAAGTACCGTGTTTTGTTGATGCGGATTGATACATCAAAAGCACCGGATATCGATTGGCCGCGAAAGCCTGAGTGATTTGGATATTTGGCAGGGATGCCTAGATGGAGATAGTGATAATTCAGTGAATTTAATATCTTATGTCACATGAATTGATAAAATTTATCATGCTCCATTATTACCAAATTACGTGGCACATTTTCTCAATTTACGCGACGCGCTACATTCATAACACATAGGCATATTAGCCCATTATTAAGAATTAAGTCACAGGAATGCTTCTATCTGAGAATTTATCAATCCAAATGATTAATCTATCTAAATCATTTTCTATATCCGATAGATTAGGAAGGGTGTCGGGAAGCTCATTGGGTTGAGAATGTTCATAGATAGAGTAACGAGTCATTAAATCTTCAATCAGTTGGCAATCCTCTGGTGTTATTTTAACCAGTTTCATGAGCTTATTTCCGGTCATCACGCTCCTACGGAATCTTAATACTACCTCATCTAAAAGAATAGTTTCTACGCAGCGTTCAACTATAATACGAAAGTTACTACACAGACTTTTAGCTTCACGATCATATACATCTTGGTCACCATTTTGATAGGCTTTTTTAAGTAAGTTCAGCGGTCCATTTTTTAAGGTATTTAAAGCCTTTTTAGGATGCTGATTGCGTATGTTTCCTGGGACAGTTTGACCAACTCTTCCTGCAAAGTTTTGGAGTGAAATTACCCCTAAAGATACTGGTTTACCTAGGTTTCCAGATTGTCTTTTTTTCGATTCAGCTTCGACTAAAGCGACCAGGGAAAGGCGATGCGTGAAGATAATAACTTGTCTTGTTTCAGATAAGTCTATTAACCTACTAACTACTTGCTCTTCGTAGTCTTGATCTAGAGATGATATCGGATCATCAAAAATAAACGGAGTTGATTGTTGTTCACCTGTCATGTCAGCAATAAATGCAGATAGTGCTACAACTCTTGTCTCCCCCTCGCTTAAAATAACGGATGGTGAAATCTTCTGCATTGAACCATCTAATTCCAACTCAAAAGAAATATTTCCTTTTCCTTGTTTTATATCTTTCGGTTTAACTCTAATACGTCTATTCCCTAATTTATTTAGCTCAAAAGTAAATCTATCACGATAACCATTGCTTATTAACTCTGTTGCAAGGTCATTACTCTTGGTTGAGAGTTGATTTGTTTTAGCAAGAGTTTGTGCTTTATTTATATCAGCTATTTTATTCAGTCTTTTCACTTCATTAATTATGGATTGCTTGTTTTGATATAACCATTGCGTTGCTTTTAAAAAGGTCACTCTTGCTAGTAGTGCTATTCTCCCACCATCTTTTTGTAGTGTTTGAAGCGATTTCTCTTCAATGTCTAACAGGTTAAATAAATTATTATACGTGTCATAAATTGGTTTCCAGTTGATTATAGGAAGTTGTTCTATTGACGTGGCTGTATCTAGTAGTAATTTGCGATTATATATATCATCCAAAATAATTTTGGATGATTCTTCATCCATTTTTAAAATGTTTAATCGAGAATTCCAATCCACTAAATCTGGGAGTCTACCGTATTTTTCTTGTTTCTTCTTATAGATAATTTCTGCCTGTTTTGCATTTTTCTCTAAACCATTTTTAACAAATGATTCGAATGTGTTCATTCTTTCTTTTGTATCTGGCAACAATTCTTGTTGACATAATACACATCGGGATGAATCTATTGTGTGAGGAAAGTCATTACCCGGATATGCATGGGAGACTGAAAAATTCCTAGCTTGCTCCCACATTGCTAACCATGTGGATTGCCCAATACCTTCCAGAGGGGAATTCTTAAATGTTAACTGAGCGGCTTCGTTGGCACTTTTCCTTTTGGATAAAGCATCATTATGAGAATCAATTAATTCTTTAACTACCTCGTTACTGTAAAGAGAGTTTAATTCTGTAATATATTTCTTTATTTGCTGGAATGATTTTTTCTCAGATTCAATCTGTTTTAACCTGCTAGGTATGTCTTTTTGCGATAAAATTGACTCCGCTTGAACTCTTTCTTTATCCATCTCACTCGTGTAGTTGCAATTATTTTCAATATCGCTGGTTGATGTTTTTGCGTTTATTTTTTGATACCAAGATAAAACTGGGTTGCCAGAAAAATCTGTGGGGAATTGTGGACGGAGATCCACTAGTTGGTCTTTTTTAGCTGTTAGTCGCGTATTAATTTCATCACATGTTGAAATTAGAGTTTTAATAAACTTAATTCTACCAGGTTCGTATGTTGCAGGTTTTTTGTCTTTGATATAAATGCCAGCCGCATGGGTGTCGAAAATTTGTACATTTCTTAGCGCGCTAGTTGGTCCATTTTGTGGGGACCAACTAGTCTGACAAATAGATTGGCCATCATGGTAGTGGGCTGTAGCACTAATTGAATTTGTCTGCACCTCAAACACATTACCGTGAATATCTTCTTTATACTGTGAGCCACAAATTTGTTTGAGCAACCTTGAATAGCCTGATTTTCCGGCTCCGTTTGGACCATATATGACGGTTAGTTGTGTATCACCAAAATCAATACTAGCAGGCGGTGTGAGGGCATTTACACCAATAATATCAGTTAGTTTTAGTAGACGTAAAGGAAGCCTTAGAGATGCTTGGGAAAGTGAGCCTGCCACATATGGCTCGAAAACCATATTTTTAGATGAAATAGCTTCACCCAGACAGAGTTCAGTTAGTGCATCAAGTTCTAGAGGTGTAAGACGCCGCTTATTATTAATTATTTGATTTGCTGCTGTTTGTAACCATTTATGACGTTCAGATAACCATTGGTCAAAGGAATCACCGATTGTTTTTGTCGGAATGGTAGGCATAATTTTATCTTCCCATAGTTGTTTTATCTCTATGTAATACTAGCTTTTTTTTGTGAAGAGGAATGAAACATTGCTCCGTATTTGGTTAAATATATTCATCTTAAATGAATGGTTTCCTGTTGTTCCAACTGACAGTTATCCTCGATCTTTTCCATCTCGTTAACTCTCAAGGAATGAGCAGTAAAGGATACCTAGAATCATTGTTCTTAGCCTAATCTCCCTTACAATGTTACGTCCGTTTCGCTCATAACCGACCGTCAGATTTAATCGTGTCCCACCTCAGTATATCGTCAGATCGCGGTTAATACATTTGAGGGGGTCAATGTGAAAAAAATAAGTACAGCCAAGGTTCTTTATTTTGCCATGAGTACCGCAGCTACATATTAGCGCTGATTTGTGGGGATATCTCAGCGCTTTCGTGGGCGTATTTATTTAGTTTGTGGCGTGTGGAATAGTGGCACACCGACGGCTCGGGTTATTTCAACAAGACGGGATAACGTCGGGTTTCCGTTCTCGGATAAGGAAGTGTAAAGATGCTGGCGTGATATACCAGTTTTTTTGGAAAACTCCCCCAGCCCCCCGCGAGCTTCGATAACACGGCGTAACGCTGTCAAAAATGCGGGAATACCGCCCGGTTCGTAAATTTCCTCAAATGCCGTCTGTAGGTAAATTTCTGCGTAAGATGGGTTTTCTTTCAACTCGGCGATCATCGCGTCGTTATGGTCAACCGCCTTAGCGGAAAATTCACTTTTGTTGGTTGTGATCATATTTTACCTCGCTTGATAGTCTCGCCAATAGGCCACGGCCTTATCTAGATCTTTATCTTGTGTCGCCTTATTACCGCCGACGAGCAGGAGAATAATCTCTTTATTTTCTACCGCGTAATACACTCGATAGCCAGGCCCGTAATCAACTCTCAATTCCCAAACACCATCCCGCTCAAATTTGTGATCCCCGAAGTTTCCAGATTCTGCGCGGTCTACCCGATTATCAATTTTTACTGCGGCTCGGAGATCTTTTTTTCGAAGCTTCTTTATCCAGTCTGTGTAAGGCACTTTTCCGCTATCTTCCTGATATCGCTTTGCCGTGTATGGCATTGAGCATCCCTCATTTCCCTTGATTTGCAATACTGTCTGATATAACGGACAGTATTGCAAGTGATTTCATTAAACCACCATTTTGCATATCTGGTTTTTTGCTGTTTTCGCGACGACTCTTCGTCACCCTGTAGTTTTACCGTACAGGAGTGAGTTCGTGATAACACGCCAAAAAATTTACTTACTGGCAGGGCTGGGCACGATTGCACTCCAGGTTCAGGCCGCAACCCTGGTCTATACCGATAGCCAGCATCCTCCTTTATTAACCTCTGATAGCCAGGCGGTTTATCTGGATGCGCCAGAAACCCTGCAACAGCAGGCGTTTGGCGAGTTACCGGCAGATCCTCATCAGGCTGAACGGGCAGCGTTGGCGGTGATCCACTCGCCTGACTGGAAGCGCCGAGAACAGCAAATTATTCGGGCGTATCAGGGGGTTCTTCAGGCATATCGCCTCAAACTGGAAAAATACCCCGCTGTGATATTTGACGACCGTTATGTGGTGTACGGGACGGCAGATGTTGCTTTGGCTGAGGCCAAACTGGCTGAATATAAGGGAAGGCAATGAAGCGCGGCCCTTTACGGCATCATCGTCTGACAACTGCGTTATTGGTCTGTAGCGCAGCGCAGCCGTTGACCGCCAGTGGAATAAATTCTGCGCAGATTATTGCAGGTTCCCTCTCTCCAGGCTGTCTTGAATATCGAGTCTCGGGGATCTGTTATTGGCTATTTTGCTCTGCCTGGGGGTGCAAAATAAGGACGTCTGTCAGAGTCTCCCATTATGTACCCAATGTGGTGATTTCCAGTTACGCGCAAGCGGGGGCTAACCCGTGGTCGGAAGTGGCCGTATTAGGAAGCGGCATTTCAGGTGTGGCACAAGGCGGCGGCAATAACGAGCAAAAGCGTGGCGCACGCAAAAATAACCTGCGGTTCAAAAATACGGATGCCATCGGGCATCCCGCATTGGCGGCTCCGATGTTTAACCATTTTCTCGGCTCGATGGGGTATTCCTGTGCCGGTTCGGCTCGTCCATTTATGCCGTATTTCATCAGTACGCTGGATGGGCCGGTTTGGCGCAGTGGCTTACCTGAATCACTCTATCCCGAAGCGATGATCCCCGGTAGTCGGGAAATTGGATCCACAATGGCGGGCAATCTGTGGGGTCATATTTACCCCCGGAGTGGCTTTGTTACTCAGGTTGATGATTATAAAGCCGCGGCTGTGATTGCACAGCGCACGGCTGACATCATCACCCGTACCGGCCAGATACATGTCTATAACCCGATGACGGTCAACAAAAGAGACGGTTATTGGCCACCGGAGCCCGTCACTGAAAACACCGGAACCAAAAATCATAAATGGCAGCAACTGGTGCCCACTGTTTCTTCCTCCTGTGCCGTTTTTCCGCACGAGAATAACCCGATAGCGGCAGACGGCGCTTACGCCTGGGCGCTATGGCAACCCTATTCCTGCTGTAAGAAGCGTGGGCAGCGCTTCCTCTTTAGCACTCGCTTTTAAATTCATAAGGACGTGTCGATACAATGAAACAGAACCAATTTTTTAACATGGGTTTGATAGCCAGTTATGTCTTTTGGTGTTTGGCTGTTCCGGCACATGCCGCCTTTGGCTTGAAAGCTGAAGTCGGTGATGCGGGTTATGGCAAAGCGATAAAAGGCGCAGTCAGTGACAACCTTTTCTACAGCATTGGCGGTGGGACGGTGATATCACAGCCTCCGAGCAGCAATAATATGAAAAAGATCGGCTTAGGGATTAGTTGGAATAATGACCTGATGTGCGGCAACTTTAATTTGAGTACCACGGTGAAAAATCAGCTTAATGGCGTGACAGATGGCTTTAAAAATATGATGGGAGACGTGATAAACGGTGCTACCGGTATGGTTGCCAGCTTGCCTGCCATGATCATCCAACGCGCGAATCCTGGGTTATACGAGCTACTCACGAACGGTGTACTTCAAGCCAATGTTGCCTTCGATAAGGCGCAGCTTAACTGCCAGTCGATGTCGAAAAAGATGGGCGATTATTGGCTGGGTAATCAATGGACGCAGGTTGCGGTGGGTGAGGAGTATCAGAACATCGTTTCCGGGACTTCCGATGCGGTCATGGCGGATAACAAACAAAAGCAGGCCACAGGTAAAGAGGGGGTGAAATGGATTGGTGGCCAGAAAAAAGGAGGCAGTGGCCAGCCAGCCATTAAGCCAACCTACGATTTGGCTAAAGCGGGCTATAACATGTTGAATAAACAGCCCGTAACCAGTAATGCCTCGATCAGCGACTCATCTTGTCATGGCTCTTTATGCCAAAAATATAAAACCAGCACAGAGGCAGCGGAGGCCGTAGTGCAGATCCTAGGAGATCGCGCCATTCGGACTTGTGCCCAAGGGCCGGAGTGTGGAAGTGGCGGCCTTGATAATGAGTCAGGAACATCAACGCCGGGGAGAGGATTTTCCCCTATGTTGGAAGAGACCACTGCTGAGAATATGGGCATCCTCATCAAACTGGTAAATGGGAGTTTGGCACCGAATAGCACCCACTTGATGACATTGAAAACGGGAGATTTGACGGTCACTCGCGGCGTTATTCAGGCACTGAAAGATGACCCTGATAATGGCGCGTTGGTACGGCGTTTAGCCGGTGAACTGGCGATGGCCGATACCGTATCTACTGCATTAGCCATGCGCCGGATGTTGGTTGTCGGTCAATCAGAACCCTATGCCGCAGGGCAAAAATTGGCAATGGACGAGTCAGATCGCCGTCTGGCGTTTCTCGACAGAGAAATTACGGCACTCAAGAATGAAATGGAGATACGTAACAGCATCAGTAATAACGCTATTTTGACGGCCATCAGGCGGCAGGAAGCGCGTGAAATTGATAACGGCCTACACCAGAATTCTCAGCAAAATGACCAGGCGGTTCATGATCTTAGCAAGCCTGCGGAGGAATAGGCATGCAGAAGACATCGGATAAGCCCGCTTCGCGCCCGTGGTTAACGGTGAGTCGCGGGGTAAAAATAGCGTGGTGGACAGGGATACTGCTTCTGGGCGGTGGGATAACAGCACTGAGCATCTCTCTGGCGGGGGATCCGGTGGCGCTATCTTCCTGGCTACAGCAGGCGAAATTACCGTTATTTTTCTGGCGGTTGGCTCTCTATGTCATCGTTACCGGCCTGTGGTTTCACCGGGTTCGGGCAGCCTTGTTGCGGCAAGCATCTTCATCAGGCGCGGTTTATCGTCTGGAGGCCATGATAGTCAGCTTGATGTTACTGATTGAGTTCACCTGTTATCGTTGGGGGATGTGATGACAGCGGACAGTTATCTTGAGTTTTTCCTCGTTTTCCTTGGCTGGTTGATCAGTAACGCCCTGTGGGCAGTCATCACCTCCACGGGGTTATTTGTTTTGCCATTGGTACTGAAGGTCGTGAGTGTCTGGCTAAAAGTGCGTACTGAAGGTGATGACGAGGGTAACAAAGGGACGCTGGCATTACCCCGAATAGAACAGGTGCTGTATGTGGCATTTGTCGTCATTCTATTCTGTGCGATGCCCTTCAAGGATGTGGATATCTCCACCATGAAGTTTGACCGATCTCGCTCAACAGCCTGTGGAGTCAATGTTCCTCAACCCGATGAATCGGGGTATGGGGAGCTGCTGACTGATTTTAATGGGCAGACGGCTAAAGTCCCGATGTGGTGGTATCTGGTTCATAGCCTGTCAAAAGGCGTCACACATGCCGCTATTGCGTCCATCCCTTGTGGCACACAACTAAGGCAACTGCGTTTTGAGGTGCAACATACCCAGCTTGTTGATCCGGTGAACCGTCAGGAAGTGCAGGAGTTCGCTAATCAATGCTACTCCAAAGCGTATTTCAAGCTGAAATCCACCCATAACCCACCACTCACTGATGCCACCATTAATTCCGTTGGCTGGATAGGTTCAAGCTATTTCCTGAATACCGCAGGTTATTATGACTATTACACCGCTACTTCGCCGCGTTCACCGTGGCCGTACAGTGAGCGTCGAGACAGTGGTTATCCTGATGTGGGTCGCGGGGGATATCCAAGTTGCAAGAACTGGTGGAGTGCCACGGGAATAGGACTGAAAGCACGGTTGTTTGCGGCCTACGAGACTCGGACGGTGAATAGGATGAAATCTCGAGATCCGGCCAACTGGGAAGAGAATTTACTGCGCTGGTTGGTCAGCCCCCAGAATATCTTGATGTCTGCCGGAGGAGAGAGCTACCTATCTGGAAATCAGCGTGGTACGAGTGGAAATATTGATACCGGTTTCAAACAACTCTTGAGTGGTCTGGGCGCACTCTCAGCGCAATCGACCCAGTTACCGGCGTTTGATGCCTTGCGTCAGGCATTGCCGATGGTACATGGCATCTTGATGATGGCGATGGTTATTTGTATTCCGCTGGTGATGCTGTTTGGTGCCTATGATCCCAAAGTGGTGGTGACGCTGACGTTTGCCATGTTTGCGATGATTTTCGTGACATTTTGGTGGGAACTGGGCAGTTGGCTGGATGATCGACTGATTGAAATTGTGTACATCGGTGCTCGCGGGTATTACGGCTGGTTTAGCAGTGTCGGGGCTGAAGGTTGGATCATGAATTTGGTTTTAGGGGCGATGTTTGTGGTGCTACCCGCATTTTGGTTTGCTGCTGTGGGTTGGAGTGGGGTGCACATAGGGCAGGTAATATCCCAATCAATTAATGGTGGTATTCAAGCGGCGCAACAAGCCGGTGCTGCTGGAGGACAAATGGCAACAAATGCAGCGAAGACAGCGCTTAGCAGAGGAAAAAGAAAATGAGATTTATAGGGATTGATATTATTATTCATATCAATCTCTTACTCATCATCACTTCTGATATTCCCAACGTAAAATCCATAGCCACTGTGCCCATCACGCCATCCATCATCTACATTTTCTGATTGAGTAAGGTCTCTTTTACTGACATCTATCACGAAAATAAGAATAGAAAAAAATGCATTTATTGCAGCAATCAGGCTATTGGTTATGGTTAACCGAGAGGTGTTTTCTTGATTATCAATATCCTTATTTTTCATTGTTTATCCTTATAAATATTCTGTTTAAGTTATTAGCCTATATAAGTAAATAAAGTTAATTAATTATCAGATTTAAAATATCAACAATAAATACATTAAATTGTATCGTGCATCTGGAGTTATTAGCTTTTAGCATGCAAGGGCTTTAATTTAAAATATTTTGGAATGTCGATATGCCAAGAAAAAGGAAGTCATGCCATTGAAACAACAAATAGTGTTTTTAGTCAAGACAGGCATCGCCGATGTGGCGGATAAAAATGAAATCTGGAATGCAGCGCAATAAAGCGGTTCAATGATTAAATATTTATGGGTGATTAAATTTAGCACGTTATCCATCAAATCCATCATGAGGTGAAACCAGTGAGCCAGCCCCCACCAAAGGGGCTGGCGAGTGGGAGCGGTTCCAGGACGGAACAAGTCCTGGAACACCGATTGTGGAGTTGTGGGTAACATTTATTAATAGCGATTGTTTATTATTTTTTTTGAGAATTAATCCTCATCGGCAATCTTATTATAAGTTCATAGCATGCTAATAAATAATTTAAATTAAGTAGTGCCGATTAAATATAACTGTAATCTATTTCTTAAGCTTATTGATTTGGATTTTATCTTTTAAAGTAGGGTGGAGAATATATTTCTCGTCACCTTTTAGCTATTTAGATAAGACGATGGTATAAAAAACATGAGGAAAGGCGATGTTTAGCTCAACATCGCCCATTAAAAATCACATACAAATATCAGTGGCCTGAGGCTCTATGGCATAAATATCGGCCCTGATATGTTGCTCTAATTGATTCAACGTGGGGATCAATGAACTAATGGTGTTCAGGCTGTGCCCCAACTGATAAAGGCTGGTTGGCGTAAATTCCAATATATTATGACCAGAAAAGGTGATCAAGGAATCGCCCAAATAGTCCAAACAATGGCATAGCCCTGTACGCGCTTCGTCGCAATAATCTGCCAGTTGCAGGCGATCATCGGTATTCATGCTGGAAAAACTCAACTTAGCCATGACGTCGGCCATGCTGGGATCAAAAGTATCGGTATCAAATAGCATGGCCGTTCTCCAATGGTTTACAGGAAACAAATACCAGTGAGAAACCGGCCAGCAGACGACGCGCTTCACTTTCAGTGGTCGCCAATACTGAGATGAGACGCAAGGGATGTAACTCAGATAACAACGTGTTGGAGCGGGCATTAAGGAAGGTGTAGAGCTTTGAATATGCACGTATGTTACTATTAGCGTTAGCCATAGCATTACCTCATATAATGATGTGGTTAGAGGCTCATAGGTGTTGTAGCACCTGTGGGCTTCGTTCATTTAATAGTTGCAAAACATCACGTAATTGCGATGTAATTACAATCATATTATTCTAAGGATTTTGTAATTACAATGTCAAGCGAAAAAATCAAAACAGATCAATACCAACTCCGTCTGGCTCATGAGTTTAGAAAACAGCTTGAAGAACAGGCTCGCAAAGATGGGGATACATCTCTTGCAACATGGATAAAACGAGTTTTGCGTAAGGAACTTCAGTCGCGAGATATTGAACCGAAAGGATAATTGAATCTGGTCGCTCTCGTCGCGACTAATACAAATAAATACAGCCCGATGAATCGGGCTGTTATGAATGATCAGGCAAATACAACTTTCAGGCTACCAGGTGTGCGACGTGGTTTCCCAACGACAATTTGCACATCACGCCCCAAACGAGTCAGGCATTCCAACATTTTGGCCTCGCTGATCCCCCTGAACTGCCCACGTAACATATTAGACAGCTTAGGCTGAGTCATTCCGAGCAGTTTAGCGGCCTGTTCTTGTGTGAGGCGACGGCTTTTAATAATGTTGCCAATGGTGGTAGCGAGTTGCGCTTTTACCTGCATTTCTTCAGCATTATCTTTGCCAAGATCGGCATAAACATTGCCGCTGCTGATTTCGATATCATGGCTCATCTTATGCTCCTTTAGCATGGCTTTCTGCGGTTTTCAACCGTTCGCGGATCTTATCCATATCTGGTTTTGGCGTAGCTATTCCCGATGAGGATTTTTTCTGAAATGCATGTAAAACATACACCGCATCACCAAATTTGACGGTATAAACCGCTCGGTAGGTGTCACCGATGTAATCCTCAACAACTTCCAGTACACCTGCGCCACCAAACCCTTTCAAGGGCTTCGCTTGGGAATGTTTACTGCCCATCTGTGCCAAATGCAGGCCGTAGCCGAAAATATCTTGTACATCTTCAGGTAGAGACTGAAGATCCTTTTTACTGCTACCAACCCAATAAAGTGGCTTCATCCGCTAATCCGTGCGTTAATTTATACCCATTTAGGTATAAATTAACATGCCATTTCGATTGGGGCAAATGCACATTTACGAAATTGTCATTTAGCCCCTCAGTATAATCACTACCGCGCAAGATGCCGCCGTGGTTATGGTTATCAACGACCACGCCATTAGATGAAGATTGTCCGCCAGAATGTTCGATATCACCGCTCATTTGGCCTCCACTCTTTACGTTTAAGATAGCTATCGTCAGCTTGTAGGTGCATTCCACTTCGTGCGCATCCAACAGAAAGTTATCCCATGTGTAATTTTCTCTTTCGATAACTATCTATTCTTACAGAAAAAATGTTTGTCCTAAAGTAGGGCTGAGTCATTGCTCGGTATGATGCTCATGATTATCATCGCCCGATGAAAACGACCCCTACACCTCACGATGCTCTATTTAAGAATTTTATGACCCAGCCAGCAACGGCTTGTGACCTGCTGCAGTTTCATTTGCCGCCTGAATTACGGCAACTTTGTGACTTGAGTTCCCTGCGGCTGGAATCCGGTAGTTTCATTGAAAACAACCTGCGTGCTTGCTACTCAGACGTGCTCTACTCGCTAAAAACGACGGCGGGAGACGGTTATGTCTATGCCCTCATTGAACATCAAAGTTCCCCTGATAAACATATGGCTTTTCGCCTGATGCGCTACGCCATTGCGGCCATGCAGAGCCATCTGGAGGCAGGGCATGATAAGCTGCCGCTGGTGATCCCCATCCTCTTCTATCACGGAATGGTTACGCCGTACCCGCATCCGATGAGCTGGTTGAATGCCTTTCACCAGCCTGAACTCGCCGGGCAGTTGTACAGTGGTGATTTCCCACTGGTCGATGTGACCGTTATCCCCGATGATGAAATTATGACCCACAAGCGCATAGCCCTGCTGGAACTGTTGCAAAAACATATTCGCCAGCGTGATTTGTCTGAGTTATTGGATCAACTGGTCATCCTGATAGCAAGCGGTTACACTACGGAAGAACAGCTAAAATCTGCGATAAATTACATTATACAGGTTGGCGAAACAGCCGAACCGGAAGCGTTCATCCGCAGCCTGGCTCACCGCTTACCACAGCACGAGGAGTCACTGATGACGATTGCACAAAAACTGGAACAAAAAGGCCACCAAAAAGGGCGCCAAGAAGGTCGAATGGAAGGTCGTATGGAAGGGGCGCAAGAAACAGCACTGAAAATTGCCCGAACTATGCTAGCCAATGGTATTGACCGTGCTACGGTAGTGAAAATGACCGGTCTGAACGAAGAAGAACTGGCTCAAATTTGCCATTAATTTACTGGCAAACATCACAGTTTTAACAGGCGATGTAATGTTAAATGTCGCCTGCTTACCTGTTCTTAGCCCCTAATCTCTTTCTGATGTGTCATTCACGATCGTTTCTTATTTCACCTCAATAGATGTAGTACCCAAAACACCAGCCCTATCGGCCAACTTGGCTTGTGATAATTTCGCTATGTACTAGCTTAATCATATCTGCAATATCACAGAGAATTGTCATTGGTAGCCTCAGGGATACAAAATAAATGATCCATCTCACCGAATTTATTGACTTAGAAATGAATTAATATGCGTAGTATTAATAGAAGCAGTGGCAATAGCGAGTTGTCAGAAATAAGCACCATACAGTTACAGGCAAGGATGTGAATGTAATATAATTGCAGTCCATGATTTAAACTTATTAATTTTTATTTAATATATTCAATTGTGGCGGGAAATATATATCTGTCTGTGTTTGCCGAATATAACGATGGTGATTATTATATTCGATGTTATCCCGTTGTCATTGACAACACCCGATGTATCCATGCTCTGTAAGGATGCGCTGTAAAGCGAGCAAACCCGAGTTGCCCAGACCTGAAATGCAACGCTTTTAGAGCGGTAACCCCCCTGAACCTTTGAGAGCGGGGATCGCGGGATTTCTGCGGTGAAGGTATCTTTATCCCTCAATAAATGGCTTCTGCTAATGAGTAGAACCGCCATATCAGCACTGTGTTTTTTGGGTTTACGTCCAACAATCCCGGCAACATTTGCGGCTCTCTGCTATGCCAATTGGAACATTTGGCATTTGCTAGAGCAGCATTTGGCGCGGGATATGTGCAGCGCGTCACTTGCGTGAAGTGAAACGAATACCAAGTGACGCGCGCAGCGCATAACGAACAAACCCACCTAATTCGGGCATTAACGACGTCTGCTACGCTCTGATCAGCATGTGGTGCCTTGGCCGAACCTTGGGCTGCGTAACATTCAGAGCTGTCAGTAGGCATGACTTAAACAACCGCGTCGTAAAACGGGATGATCACAGAAAGACGCATATCTAATAAATAAAGGAGAAAAATCGACTCGCTAACGATGGCAGCGTCAGTGAAAACTGGCGGATGGAGGTGACCTGACAGTCGTCAGGATCCGGTGCAAACCGCAAGCAGCTCAGCGAGCTGTGGATACCTCACAAGAACTCAACATGTTGCCACCCCGATGTACAGTTATCAGTCGAGTCGCAGGAAGCGCAAATTAAACCGTGACGTCGGGGCCAAGATGTACACCGCTGTACTGAACGTTTTTTATGGATGAAAAGGGGAGGGCGATGTCGAGAGCCAATAAGCAGTTAAGCAAACAATTAATTACATTGGCACGTAAATCGGGCGGGAGTTTTAAAACCGTTGCTGATCGTGCCAGAATAGCATCCCGATTAGCAGCAACTATGTTGAAGTTGAATATTCAGATCCGCGATGTGAATAATATAAAAACAAACCATATCGAACTGTATATAAAGAGTCGCCAGTTAAGCAATATCTCAAAACGTACAATGCAAAATGAAATGGCTGCTATCCGGTCGATATTTGCCACCGCTGGGAGAGTGAAACTCGCCGATGCGCATCATGAACGACTAAGTAATTCAGCTCTCGGGTTATCAGGTGCCAGCCGTGATGGTTCTAAAGTTGCTATTTCGGACGAGCGCTATCACACTGCGCTGGCACATGTCCGTGATAAAGATGCCGGAGTTGCTGCTGCAATGCAGTTAGCCCGACATTTAGGGTTAAGAACGGAAGAAACAGTTCAATCAGCCAAATCATTAAAAACCTGGCTGCGGGCATTACAGCGAGGTGATGAACGCATCCGGGTGGTATTTGGAACTAAGGGTGGACGCCCAAGAGATACAACGATTGTCGATCGAAATATGGTTATTCATGCAGTCAATGAAGCGATAAAATATGCTGATGGGTGCAATGGACGATTAATAGATAAACCTAATTTACACTCTGCTATTGATAGGTATAGAAATATTCTCAAGGGGGCAGGGTTAACGGGAAAAGAGTCCCCGCATAGTCTGCGCTATGCCTATTCCAGAGAGGCGACGGAATATCATATGAATAAAGGATTGAGCCGCAAAGAAGCTGAAGCTATGGTCTCAATGGATTTAGGGCATGGGGATGGTCGCGGGCATTATATTGCCAGAGTGTATAATAGAGTAAGTGAATAGTCTTAATTGTCTGAATGCATACTAATTTTGCAAAGTCAGGCTTGTTGAGTGCGTTTGATTTATGTACGATCTTATATGTTGAACCGTTGTCATAGACAACACCCGATGCTGCCATGACCTGTAAGGTAGCGCTATACAGTGGTCAAACCCAAGTTGCCTAGACCTGAAATGCAACGCTTTTAGAGCGGTAACCCCCCTGAACCTTTGAAAGCGGGGATCGTAGTTCACTGCGATAAAGGTACACTTTTCTAACATGCCTTAATTGGCATCCTATCTGATTGACTCACCCTCAAGGGAACATGCTTCCCTGCTGAGGGATAGGTGTTCCCTTATTTTTTATATAAGGAGACATCAATGATTACAGCGGTGAATAAACATTGGGAAACAGGGTTTGGCGGTCTGATTACGACCATAACCGCTCAAGGTTTTCCTTTAGATGAAGCGTCAGCTTACACACTAACGTTTACTCACCTGTGCTATGGCCACGCCCGTAGGTTCAGTCAGGACTATAACGGGGATTTCTGGTGCTGGTATACACAATCTGATGGCGGCTTTTTCATCTGCCCACAGGTGAAGAAAACCTATCGTATTGAGGTTTGCTCGAACTACTACCGTGGCGAGATGAGTGCGCAGGCGCTGGGAATAACGGTATCGCTGTATGCACTCTGTATCTTGGCAGAATCAGGCCATGAGTTTTTTATCGAGAGCTACTACCGTCTACGTGATTTTGCGGTGCAGCATCCTGAATGGGCCGCTATTGGTGGAGCGATTGACTAATGGCCGAGACATTAATCGTGACTCAAGGCATCGCGACACTGAACAGGTAGTGCATGATTTCGATGCTAACAGTGGGATCCGCTGGTCGACATTAGAAGCTGCATTAGGCGTTGTTCAAGCCCAGAGCCGCTAAACAGATATTTTGATTTCACTCACCCATAGGGACTCACTTCCCTACTGGGGGTAAGTCCCTTTTTAATTTTAAGGACTTACCATGACAATGAAACAAACCAAGAAAAAAGCGGTATCACGCGGAAAAGATAAGCCGGACTTATTCCAAGCTGTGACAGATAAAATCGTTGCGGCCTTGGAAAAGGGGACATCTCCCTGGCGTAAACCGTGGCGCACTGTCGCCGGTGGCCGTTCGGTCAGTATGGGAGGGTTACCGGCTAATGCCACTACTGGCAGAACCTACAGTGGTATCAATGTGTTACTGCTATGGATTGATGCTGCGGACAAGGGGTTTACTTCACACCGCTGGCTGACATTCAAACAGGCATTGGATGCGGGGGGTAACGTGTGTAAAGGCGAGAAGTCGACGCTGGTGACCCTGTTTAAACCCTTCGAGAAAAAAGAGACTGACGAGCAAGGCACACCTCTTTTTGACGAGCAGGGTAATGCGGTGGTCTCCCGGCTGAGTTTCATGACCAGTTTTCATCTGTTCAATATCGAGCAGTGTGAGAATTTACCTGAGCATCTGCTGATGCCGGTGAGTATGGCCGGTGATGCAACAGAGACGCCAGAACAACACGATATTGCGCGTATTCAGCGAGCAGAACAGGTGGTCGCCTGTAGTGGTGTGCGAGTGATACACCGGCATCAGAATCGGGCGTTCTATAGCTCCTGCGCTGACCGAATCACCATGCCGGAGGCGGTGCAGTTCAATCGCCCGGCAGATTACTACAGTACGTTGCTGCATGAGTTGGTGCATTCTACTGGTCATGTCTCTCGGCTGGCGCGAGAAGGGATAACGTCATCTTCACGTCGTTTTGGCGATCCAGTTTATGCCTTTGAGGAACTTGTAGCAGAAATAGGCTCGGCATTCTTGTGCGCCGAAGTGGGCATTGAGGGTGATGTTCAGCATGAAAGCTATATTGCGTCGTGGCTGAAAGCGTTGAAAGAAGATAAGAGAGCCATCTTTCAGGCAAGTCGTTATGCCCGTGAAGCCTTTGAATATCTTATTTTACGTGAACAAGCCTTTGCGGCTGCTTGAGCTAAATTGGAGGAATAGACGATGGACACCAATGAAATTAGTGAATACCAGATGATAGCGGCGTTTTTGCTGAATAATCACTTCGGGCTGACGTTGAATGATACCAACCTGCATGATGACGCAGTTGTGCTGGGGCTGATCGAGCTTAATATTCCAGCTTTTGAAGCGATAAACCAGTTGGTAGAAAAGTACCACCTGGATCGGATTGACCAGAATGCTTGGTCACCTCAGAGTTCATTACTCAATCAGAACCACTTTCTGGTTGCCGTATTGGAAATGGTACCAGAGAAAGTACAGCTCATCTGCATCAATGAGACGGATGACAGACCAACACAGCGCTAACTTTTTACTCAGAGTTACCCAGTAACCCACTACTCCCCAAGGAAATATCCTTGGGGAATCACACTCGTCAGCTTGGCCAGCCCCTTTGGTTAGTTCCCTCTATAGTACTGAGTTGTACAAAAACATGCTGATGTTGGGGAGTTATTTTCCTCATGTCTCTCTTATGGCATCAAGTTCTAAATTCTCATATAGGGTTATTTGTTGCTGCCGTATTCCGTCTTCATAGAGTAGGGATACAAACTTTTATGAAAGCAGGATCACACTATGCAACCCCTTTTGGGACTCGATCCGCAGGTTATTCATCACATCATTTACAGACAGGCTGGATGGATCAATCGGGGAGGTTACGACTTATGTTGAAGTCTTTCCTGAAGTATCTGTCTGTTCCGTCAGCCAAAGTCGGCAACGGTGAAAACCTTGTTACGGCGCAATCTCTATCAGTTCAAGTACCAGATGGATACCATACGCCGATATCGCCCCATCAACAGTTAACAACTCCCCGACGCCGTCAATGGTTGCAAATACTGTGGGATTATTCGTCACTGCCAAAAGATCTGTATCAGCAGTATTACCAGCAGCCACTTGAGCACAGTGTTTCCCTGATGCAACAGCTCCCTGCTACGGAGAGTGGACATCATGCCTATCTTGGAGGCTTGGTGGATCATATGCTTGAAACGGTGGCCTATGCTGCCCGATTATCAAAAAACTATCTGCTACCGATAGGTGCACAACCTGAAGATCAGGCTTCTCAGGGATCTGCATGGAGCTCGGTAATTGTTTACGCAGCTATGCTGCAATCACTCGACATGCTGTGCCAGATAGAGGTGGAGCTGGAAAGCGGACAATGCTGGATACCACTTAATTCTCCCCCTAGTGAGCCTTACCGTTTTCGCTTTACTCCGATTGCTGATTCGAGACAGATTCGAAGTCTAAGTGCGATGTTGGCATGGAAGATTATCCCTAATGAGGCGTTGCTCTGGCTGAGTACTTGGCCGGATGTGTTGAAAACATTGTCGCTGTACTTAACGGGTTTTCGTCATGAATCAGGGATAGTTAATACTATTGTGTTGGATGCTATTCGGGTTTCTGCGGGGTCACCATCTGTATTACCGATAGAACTTGTTCCTATGAATACAACTAATGAAAAGTTAACAATTACGGTAAATGACGGCCCTGAAATAAAACAAAACACGATACCCACAACCCAAAGTGAGAGCATGAATCTGGGAGTCATTTTTTATGAGTGGATGAAGAACAGTATTTTAGAACAATCAATGGTAGTCAATGAAATTGATTCTTCAGTATTTATTATTGCAGGTTATGTGTTTATAAAGTCGCCAGAGATTTTTTATCAATTCATGTCAAAAAATAAATCAGCTTTAGGTGAGCGATCATGTGACTGGCGGAAGGTACAAAAACAGTTTGAGAAACTTAAACTTCATAAACGCCAAGCAGATGGGGCGAATATGTATTGTTGTGAAGAAAAAGAAGGGGGGGAATCTGTGAATGGCTATTTGATCCCTGCTGCGAAAATCTATGGTGTCGTTTCACCTCCGGTAGACAGTTTATTAAAGATTATAATATGAAAAATAGGTTCATTCATTCTAATTGATACATATATTTGTAGGCGTTCAGCTGAAATGTAATCTTCCAGATTCATCAAGTTCTCCCTTTTACATAATATTATCTTAGTTGACGCCCCCGTCAAAGCATAGTAAATTACTAATCATTAAGGCTCAGATTTCTTCGGACCTGAGCGCCAGAGTTAGTACCGGAAAAGCCACCTAATATAGGTGGCTTTTCTCGTATATAATTACTTCTAGCTGTTATCTCTTAAATCCATTGACTGTTGTAATGAGATTTTTGGATGTATTGAAATTAGCGGATAGTAATGGGTTTTACTATATAATAGGATTAGAAATCTCCATTAATGGAGGGAATATTCAGGACAGGCCTTTGCTGAAAATAGGCTCTTTAACTGTGATGCAACTGTCCCAAGACAATTATTTTTTAGTTATAAAGCTAACCGCAATAATATGATTATTCTTCAGTTTTATCCTTAAGTCTGCGTTCAATTTCTGTTTGCATTGATGTAACTATAAATTGAGCTGTACTCTCATCAGCATTCTTAACTGACTCCATTGCTTCTACTACATTGTGAGGAACTCGAGCTTTTAAGGCTTTTGATTTCGCATTTATATTTCCAGTAGCCATAGCTTAGTTCCTAAAAAATCTTATCTAACTGACAAAGGTTATAAAGTCATTGACGTGTGGCCCACCTTGATTTTATAGTGGACCCCACCTTGACTGAGTCAAAGGTTTACTATTAGCGAAGCCCAGAAGTGCGCGAACACTAGCCGGGCCTCTAACCATCACGTTAAAAGGACTAACGCTATGGCTGCATCAAAGTGTACTTATATCTTTGTAGCGATCAACCGTATTCAGACGAAAACAACCCCTATTATGTTACGCGTAACGGCAATAGATGAAAAATCAGCCCGTCAACGCTTTGTTTCTGATTATGTTTTATGTTTTGCCGGTCGGCTACCAGCATATAGGGGGAACCATGGAACAATATGAGTTTATCACGCAAAAACCTCCAACGACTATCGATGTTGAATGCCAGTGTAGGGCCTTGGCTTATGCGGCCTATCACATTGACCATCGCGACGTTAGAGAGCTTCTTTTATTTACTCTTATTGAAAAACAGCATCAATTAACAGAAATGTTAGATGCGGATAATAATCCAAATAAAAGTAATAATATATGCATGATGGATATATTAGGTTTGTAAGTTTCAATTTATTAATGGGTATCCTATCTCTATCCAGACGTTGCTATTTAACGTTATGATAGTTAGAGGTAACTCATTAATATTGATTGAACAAGGACGTTAAATATGACTCATATAACTTTTGAATCACTTCTGGAAAAATATTTTTTCAGTAAATCGCTACGACCTACTACAGAATGGAGTTATCAGAAAGTAGTCAACTCATTTGAACGATATACAGCCAAACTTCCACATGAAATTAATAATCAAATTGTGTTGGAGTGGCGTCGGCATGTATTGAGTGATTTGAGACTGGAACCACGAACTTGGAATAATAAGGTGGCTCATCTCCGCGAATTATTTAATTTTGGTATGAAGAAAAAATTATTAAAACAGGAAGAAAACCCATTCAATGGATCTGTAGTAAGAGCGGGAATTAAGAAAAAGAAAATTCTGACTTTAGGGCAAATGAATACTCTCTATTTATTGATGAGGCAACATTGTGAGAGAGAAAGGGATTTGCCCGAATCACATTGCTTTAATATTCGTAACCACGCATTTTACCCTTCATGGTTTTGGCTTACGGTGCTGGATGTTTTACGCTATACCGGTGTGCGGCAAAACCAACTGCTGCACCTAAGACTCTGTGATATCAATTTAGGTGAACGTAGTATTGATCTGAGAATTGCAGGTGCCAAGAACCATAAAGAACACTGTGTACCAATAGTCTCCGCGCTATTCCCACAGTTGGAACTACTGATTAACAGGGCATTAGATGCCGGTGCAGAACCACAAGATCAACTATTTAATGTTGGGCGGTTTGATTTACGTCGCCGGGATAAGTATCCGATAGAAATGGATCAAAATCCGTTAAGGGCATTTTTCCGACGTTTATCTAAAGAATGCCGTTTTACCGTGAGCCCACACCGTTTCAGACACACTATTGCCACACATATGATGAAATCCCCAGACAGGAACTTACAGGCTGTCAAAAAGCTACTGGGGCATGTCAGTATCCAATCGACACTTGAGTATATCGATGAGAGTGTAGACAATTTGCGGGATATTTTGGAGCAAGAGTTGATGTAACAGCTTTCAGCAAGGGATCAACGCCCCTTGCTTATTTGACACTAAAGGAAAATCTGTGTAACCATAACACGTAACAAAGCCCACTTAATTTAACAAGTGAGCTATTTGATTGCTAATTATTACAACAATCTGAGTAACGAAATCACAGCGTGTTTCGTATTCTGATTCATTCACCTGCTTGTTAGGTTAGACGTTTAGTCACTTTAACAAACAAGCTTAAATATGGTGCCGGACTCGGAATCGCCCTTTGATATTATCTTCATGTAATATAACTATTTTATATAATTCGATTATTTTTGTGCCCACATTTGTACCCTCGCTAACTTTTGTGGCTTTTGCACAGGCTAGTATGGGAGAAAAGTTGTAGTAACCAAACAGCGATATGACTTGATGACAGTAGCATGTTAGGTGCAATACTTACACGCGAGTTGCCAGCATCTCTGGATAGTGCTTCGCCACAATATCATTCATATTATTCACTAAGTCTGATCGTTTAAAGACCAAGTGCGCTGATCCCTTCATGAAATATTTTATCGAAAAGTAATCGTCTTCATAAACTTTCGCTATATGCGGATTGGCACTGATATGCGCATAAAGCCGAGTTGTCACATCGCCACGGTTGTCAGGAATAGGTTTACTATCCAGCAGATAAAGCATTCGTTCCAAATCCGCCAACTGGTCTCGCCGGTAACCGTGGTTCAGGGTAAAGCCCCATTGGTTGCAACTGACTAGGTTGCTAATGATTATTTTTTTGCCAAATTGGCATGGACTGTTGGTTTTAAAGTGCCAGGATA